GCGCTCTCCGGTCCCGGGCCTCGTCTCGAGCTGGTCCCTCCCCCACCTTTCCGGTGGGCTAGGTGCGGGTGTGGATCGTCGCGACGATCTGACGCCAGGGTTCGAAGGCATCGCGCGCCTGCCGCCAGCCGAGAAAGATCAGGAGCGGGCTCTGCTGCTTCGTGCTGTTGCATGAGCTACAGACGCCGGTGCGGTTCGTCCAGTCGTTCGACCCACCGTCGCTCCTTGGCACGATGTGGTCGAGAGCCTGCGACGGCGCTCCGCAGTACGCGCACGGATCTGCTCGCATGGCGCGGCAGTACGCCGCCGACGATCGGGACGTGGGCTCGGCCGTCAGAGTGATCGAGCGGGGCGTCTTGTGCCACGCTGCCTTGTGCTCGGACGAGCAGAAGCGGGAGGCGTGAGCCGGGACGTCGACGCCAGGGGTGCACGGCTTGCCGCAGTGTGCGCAGTCGAAGGGAAGCCCGACCTCACCGATGACGACGGGGCGCTTGCGGTAGGCCGCGTTGGCGACCTTGACGGCGCATCGGCTGCGCGCCTGGCGTCCTGCTGCGCGTGCTCGGTCGTGGTCGCTGGGCGGGCAAGCGCGCTGAGTCTTGGCGGTGGGGATGAAGCGCTTGCCGCAGGCTTCGCAGGTACGCTCGGTCATGTCGACACCTCCTGTGTGTCGGCCGTGGCCCCGGGCGTTGGCGCGCTGCGGGGCCGTTCTTGTTCAGGTCTTTACGCCTCGTGCTCGTGCGGCCTCGGCCTGGGTCTTCTCGCGGTGGCACGGCTCGCTGTGGATGGGCCGCATGTTGCTGTCGTTATCCGCGCCGCCCTCGGCGATCGGGATGACGTGATCGGCCTGGTCCGCGCCACCGAGACCACAGACGTGGCACACCTCGTCGTGCACCCTGAGGATGCGGCGCGCCCGCTTCTGCTGCGCTGAGCCGCTGAGCCGTGAGCGGCCCTGGCCATCACTGCGATCCCAGGGCCGGCGCGCATGGGTAGCGCACGGCTGCATCGCGCCGCACCAGCAGATGCGGCCGGCGCGGCTCATCGCGTCGTTCGGGCGAGGTCGGTGGTGTAGTAGCGGCCGTCGGGGCCGACGACGTAGACGCCCTTGGCCGATGGCGTGGACAGGATCGCGGGCGCCTTGGCGGCCTGCCAGAACGCGCGTCCGTCCTCCCAGATCACGTTCGCGGCGCCTCTGTGTGCGACCACGACCGCCTTGTCGCCCGGGGTGGAGAATGTGGCGGAGCCGGTGAAGCGCACGTCCATGAGCGTGCCGACGTCGATCAGCCCGTCGCGCGGAGCGCCGGACATGCGCCACGCGGGGTTGAAGATGCCGCCGGCGTTCTCGAACACGCAGCTGGACACCTCCTTGGTCCCGGACTGGTCGTAGATGGCGGCGTTGCCGACCGTCTCGAACGCGAAGCCCTTGAACACCGTGCTGGTGATGAACTGCTTCCCCGCCGTGGACCCTGGGGTGCTGGGCCGCAGGATGCCGTACGGCGCCCACCCGGCGTGGCCGCCGATGAACTCGGCGTTGTCGATGGTGCTCGATGGGTCGACGGCGATGGAGGCGAGGTATGCGCCGGTCAGGTCGCAGTTGTGGAGGTGCTGGTCGCCGAAGTCGTCGGCGCCTGCTCCGAAGGTGAGGTTGATGTAGCAGTCGGTGATGCGGACGTTGTCGAAGTGCTGGTGGTTGCCGACGATGTCGGCGCCGACAAGGAACCCTGAGACGCGGAGGTCGCGCACGGTCGCGTGGTCGTCGGCCCAGACGCCCATTGCCGCTTGGCAGTTCGGCTTGCCGATGCCCTTGCTGATGCCGGGGCCGACGATGCGGCCCGCGCCGACGAGGAACCCTTCGCGGACGACGATGTTCGGTGTGGAGGTGTCGGCCGGGCAGTTGAGGACTGTGCCGCCCTCGATCTCCAGCATGGCGTTCGCTGGGATCGTGATCGGCGTGACTGCCCGGTGGTTGCCGGGGCCGGTGAGCGCGGCCTGGCCGCCGTTGGCTAGCGCCGCGTTGATCTTGGGCGCGACGTCGGCGACAGGGTCGGGTTGTAGGACGAGGCTCACGCGGCGAGCCGGAAGGGGTCGGCGTTGCCGGTGCGCGGCGGGATGCGGGCGACGCACTCGGGGCAGACCATGCGCTCGCAGGTCTTGGGGTTGTGCTCGTCGCCGCGGGGTGGCCAGGCGTTGCGCTGCTGCTGAGCGCGGCGGAGGTCGGCGACGGCTGCGCGGGCGTCGTCGACGGTGACGGTGCCGAGGGTGGTGGCGTCGACGAGGGCTTGGAGGGCGAGCATCTCGTCGGCGGTTGCGTGCATGGCGGCCTGCCGGACGGCGGTCGCGAGTCGCCGGCGGTTGCGGCGGTCGTGTGCTGTGGCCTGGTGCGGATCCATGGCGGCGGGGGCGCCACGGTCTGCGGGGTCAGCGAGGATGTGCGCCTGGGCTGGCTCGTGCGGGGCGACTTCGAGGTCGCGGCCCTGGCCGGGGCGCCAGCGCGGACTATAGGGGACGGATCGGCATCCGTGGGACCGGTGTTTCCCGCGGCTATGCAGCCTCATCGTGGTCCTGGTCGTCGGTTTCGCGGATCTCGGCGGGGTCGACGCGGCGGCTGACGGGGTGGACGGGTCCGTTGGTGCGCCAGCCGTGGCGGCCGCTGGCGGCGCGGGAGATGCGGCGTGCTTGGTCGCGGCGCGTCTTCGGGTTGCTGAGCTTGGCGGCCATCGCGGCCTCGCTGGCTGAGCGCTTCCACGTCTCGGATGGTTCGGTGAGGACCTCGCCGGCGGAGAGGAGTGCGCTGCTGGCTTTGTCGGTGTAGCCGTGGCTGGAGTCCTGGTGCAGGAAGGTGATGGTCTCTTCGATGGGCTGGTTGAGGATGCGGGTCCCGAGGTCGGTGATGTGCAGGGTGATGAGCCTGCCCGTGAGCTCGCGCTTCTCGTGTTCTTCGACCCAGCCGAGCTCGAGGAGGCGTTGGGCCATGTCCGGGGTGATGCCGTCCTTGCCGAGTGCGGTGAAGCGCGGAGCGATGCGGGCGCCGGCTTTGCGGCTGGCGCGGGTCAGTGCGCGACGCTGAGCGCCGGTGAGCTGGTCTGTCATGCGACGGATCTGGTGGGGTGTGTCGTTCACGCGTCGTCCTGTCGGGCTGCTTGACTGAGGGGGTCTGAGTTCCCTCGGTCACTGGGCCTCGTGCGGAGACGTGCGGGGCTCACCCGTTTCAGGTGGGTGGTTCGTCGCCCAGGAGGCGCACGTCGGGGGCCTTGATGTCGCTGTCAGCACCGCAGCGTGGGCACGTGAGCAGGAACGCTCGGGCGTTGTAGTCCCACTGCTCGCGCGGGGACCAGTGGTGGCAGACGGGGCAGCGGAGATCAGGCATCGCGCGTCCGACTCTGCTGATCGCCTAGGCTCGACGGATGCGTGATGAGGACGACCTGATCGGCTTCGAGGCCATCGAACGAGCACCAGACGAGGGCCTCATGACGGTGTGGAATGTCAAGCTCGAGGACGGTGTCGGGTCGTGCCGGGTGCCGCTGGCTGAGGTCTTCAGCGGCGGTCACGACGAGACCGACCACGTGTTGAACGCGCGGTACGCGATCGCCAACCACATCAACGACCGTGGCGTCTCCGATGCCGCCCTGCTGGAGGGTTACGTCATCGAGTCGCTGCGATAGGCCGCGCATCATCACCCCCGGCTCAAGTGGTCGGGTCAGCCATCGGTGATCGTGTACCAGGCCCACAGGCCCAGCATCCATAGGCCAACGACGGCCGGGATGAGAAGCAGGAACAGCACTAGCTCGCGGAACAGCTGGCTCTGGACGCAGCCCACCACTACGGCGACGATGAACGCGACCCCGCCGCCGATAACGAGGGTCGCCATGAACGCCCAAGCGAGGATGCGCTTGAGGCTTCTCATGGGGTCTGTCGCTCCCGGCTCAAAGCGTCCACGGCTCGGGTGTCGCGCCATCCGCACACGTAGGCACGGATTCGTCCCTGGCCGAGCGAGCGGCGGTGGAGCATCGCGTGCTGCCAGCGCACGCCGAAGGGCGGCGGCAGCGGCTCTGCCGCTACCCAGCGCCCCTGATCGTTCTGCCGCTCAGTCGGCATCGCGTCGCTGATTTCCAGTCGCCTCGGCACGGCTCAAGGCGGTCGTGGTGAGAGCTTCGACCTCGCCGAAGCACGACGGGCACACAGGGCGGCCGTCGATCTGCCCGAAGTCGTCGACTTCCTCGGCATAGGCCCCGCAAGCGCAGACCACACCACCCACGCAGTCGAGCCGAAAGATGAGGTCGATGTCAGCGTCGGCGACCATGAACTTGCCTCCGCGATCCCACGAGCCGCTAGCCATCGGCCTGCTCCTTTCCGGTCAAGGCAGGCGTTCGCGGACGCAGTCCTTCGGGCGGGCGCACCCGCCATGAGCCGCAGGCCGCACACAAGAGGCTGTCTCGCGACGCGGGTGACAGCGCTACCTCGAATCGGGTGACGTCCACAACGTTGCCGTGGCGGTCAATCCGACCGATGGCGTGGGCGTCTGCGATGCCCTCGATGTTGCGGCTACCGCAGTCGCGGCATCGCGCATAGGGGTCGACGCTCACGACGCCTCCGTTCTGGCGGTAGCGGCTAGCGCCTCGTGGAACCAGCGAACGCCGTCCCCGGTGAGATTCAGCCCATCGGTCGGGTGGTCGTAGGCGAGTCCGAGGCTGACCAGCGAATCCGCCTCCTTGTCGGTGACGCGCACCGTGCAGGCCGCACGCAAGTTAGGCATCGGTCCCCTGCTTTCTGCCCTTTGCAGCGGACTCGAAGGTCCATTCACCGTGGCTGTCGTCGAGGGCGGTGCGCCAGCTTCGCCACACGACGACGCGGACGATGCGGTACTCAGCGGGGCGTCCCAGCGCGAGCAAGTCGCCGGCCCGTAGCCCGTCGTCGAACTGCGGGTAGCAGAGGTGCACCGTGTTGCGGTCGCGCTTGACCCACCCGTCGTCAGGGTGGGCAGCCTTGACGCCCTGGGCACGCAGCTCGGCGACCCACGCTCGTTGCTCGTCGGCCATGCGGCGGTCGATCGTGACCGCCCGGGCGACGGCGTCTGGTGTGCCGCTGACCGTCGTGCCGGCGTGCGGCAGAACGATGTCTCGGACGTAGCTCACTGCGGTCCCTCCTGTTGCATTGCAGCGATGTGCTGGTCTAGGGCTTCCTCCGCGGCGTATTCAGAGGACAGCCGCGGGGATGTCCATCCGCAGGTACAGCGGATGGTCCACTCGGTCCAGCTGCCATTGTGGAACTTGAGCTGCTCGCGATGCTCAGCCACGATCGACCTCCTGCTGCAAAGGGTTGGTAGCCGAGCGGCGCCCCAGGACGACCTCGGCGAACTCCCGCACCCCGATGTAGCCGTGCGCGTGCGCCTTCCGGGAGTCCCAGTGCGCGACCTCTTCCAGCGCCTCGCGCAGCCGCGCGACCTCCTGCTCGGCGTCGAAGGCCAGCATCCCGCCGACCTGCACGCCCTCGTCCTGAAGTGCGCGCAGGCGGGCGTTCTCCTCGCGCAGGCGATCGACCTCGGCCCCTAGAGCGAAGATCCGCTCGGACGTCGCCACGGGATCGGTCACAGCCCGCATGCGCGTCACGCTTCGCGGCTCAGGCATCGGCGTCGATCCTCAGCTGACGGACAGCCTCGACCGCCCAGTCCACGATGTCCGGGAAGGTCGGGATGCCCTCGCTGACATCCTCGCCGGCCTGCTTCGCGCACTCGAACAGTCCTTGACGCAGGCGTTCGACCTCGGCCTGGAGTTCCTGAACGCCGGCCACGCTGTAGAGGTGCTTGTCATCGACGCTGTAGAGGTGCCTGGAATGCTGGGGGAGCGACGAGGTCATGACAGGTCGTCCTCGTCGACCGGGCGCGTCCCATGCTCGAACTGCGGCCAACCAAGCATCGGCAGCATCGGGGCGCCAGGCGTGGCGAACCACAAGCTCTGACCGTCCTCCAATGTCACCGGCTCCAGGAACTTGCCGGTACGGACGTCGACCGCGACATGCCGGACGAGATTCCCGTCCCGATCGTAGATACCGACCATGGTCCCCACAGGCAGCTTGTCCATGACGGGATGATCGCTCCTCTCAAGCACGGGTGACCTCGTGCAGCCGAAGGGGAGTCTCTCCCGGCAGGATGTCGGTCTCGGTGCGCTTGGCGACGGTGAACATGCGGAACGTGCTGTCGTCCTCGCGCAGTACGAGCCAACGGCCAGTCGCCGGGCCGAACCGCTCCAGGGCATCCCGGTAGTCCTTCCCATCGCGAACGCCCCCTACGGGGAAGAAAGCGCCGGCCGCGGGCGAGTAGCTGTTGTTGATGCCGCTGACACGCTCGCGTTCGTGGAGCAGTCGGTACCTCACTAGTCCTCCTCAGGCTTCTGGGTTGTGTTATATGCGGTGGCTTGCATCACGGTCATCCGTGCTCCCGCATGTTTGGCATATCTCCCCGCGTTGGTGACATTGCAAGGGCCTCCTCGGCGATCCTCGACGACGAGGGCCGGGAGCCGCGGTAGTCCTCGCTGGCGATCCTCTGGAGCGCCTCGCGATAGCGCCGGATCAGGCCCTCTTCACCGAGCGATCCGATCGTGATGGTGCCGCCTCGAGTCCAGCCGATGGTGTCGATGATCTCGCCCGTGGATGTGAGGCACGCGTCACCGTCGCCGTAACGCTCAGCGACGTACTCGAGCTCTTGGATCAGCTCACGCAGAGTCATCGAGGCTCCTCCGTGGAAGGCAAAGCGGTCACTCCTCGATCAGGGTCGACTTGACGATGACCGCGCCGCCCGGCCGAACCTCAACGCCCGTGAGATCACGCCCCTCGCTACGACCCCACTCGGAGACCCACACGCGCGTATCCCCTCGCATGATGAAATCACCGCCCTTGTATCCCTCGAACGTCGCGCCCACCGCCTTGCGTGCGTCGTCCAGAAGTACACCGACCGTCACGGGGCGACTGTGGTTGTAGTCGAGCGCCAGATCCTCGTAATAGCCCCGGTAGGACGTCAGACAGACCGGCGTCGTGCCGTCTTCCATCTCGATCAGCGCATCGGGGTCAAGAATCGCCAACGTGGCGATCCAGCTTTCAAGCAGCATCAGGTCGTCCAGTCGTAGAAGTTGCAGGCATCTCCTCGGCCTCGAACTCCAGGCACATGCAGACGCCTTCATATGGCTCCGGGGCGCGATCGACCGGCAACGGATCGACGTGGGAGCAGATGGCTGGGTAGTGGCCGCTCAGGTGCTCATGGACCCGGCGAGGGTGCCCGCACCAGCAGAGCGCGTCGCCGTTCATCGCCCGTCCCCTTCGATTCCGACAGCTACCAACGCCTCGCCGAGCGTCTCCATCGCCTCGACCGTCGCCGCGGGGTATCGCTCACGCAGGGCGTCGAGAACCTGCTGCAAGCGATTCTCGAGCGTCACGATGACCAGACGCTCGGCCTTGTACTCCGGCGTATAGCGATCTCGCTTGAACTTGACGTCCCAGGCGATCACGGTCGCGTCCTTTCAAGAGCAGGCATCTCCGCGATCTCGATGGCCTTCGGCAAGATGCCAAGCAGATCGCGCGCCATCTCGGCCGACAGCAAGAACGGCCCATTCCAGTGCGAGATGCTGATGAGCCGCTGAGGCTCACACAGAACCTTCATCTGGCCCGCCGTGAATGACGTCAGCCCAACCGGTGGGATCATCTCGCCGATCTCCTCCTCGATCGCGTGGCACACGTCGGGGATATCGATGTTGTTCGTCTCTATGGCCCATGCGATGCGCTTTAGAAGGTCGTACGCCTGGTCGCGCTCCTCGCGGTAATCGCAGGTGTCGCACTTACGGCGCAGGCCGCCGTGCTCGCAGACATCGGAACCCGTCATCGCTTGTCCTCCAAGGCGACAGCCCCGCGGTAGCGCTTGATGCCCTCGACGATTGCCCAGCAGCACCAAAGGAACTGCCAGTGCCAGTCGCGAAGGTCCCACTCCCACGTCTCGCTGCCGACGACGTCAGCCTCGGCGAGCTCGGCCAGCAACGCGTGGGCGTCCTGCTCCGTGTCGTAGGTCCCCCACTCCGCCCACCACGGGCACCTGAAGACCTCACGCTCAAGGGCGCCGAGGAGCAGGTGCGGATAGACCTCCTCGTGCTCGCCCCACTTGCCTGTCGCATCCCGAGCCCACGCGCGCAGCCGGCGCTCGAACGTCTCGGGATCGTAGGTCTGAGCCGAGCGCGTGCCGTCGGTCGGGCCGCGTAGCTTCTGCGCCCAGTAGTGCGGGTTGATCTGGCCGGCGTCGCTCTCGAAGAACTCGAGCATGTCGCGGACCCGGCTGAACGTGAAGGTCCCGCAGTCGCCGTTGATGACGAGCACGCCGGGCCAGGTCACGAGGTCGAACCAGTAGAACGACGAGCCGGGTGCCATGAAGCGCAGATGCCGATACAGGCCGTCGTCGTGCAGGACCGTGAGCTCGTGATCGGCGATCTCGCTCAGGACACGCTCGCGCGCCTCGGCCTCACGGGTCATCGCGGCGATGCTCACGGTCGATCCTTTCGTTGAAGGCGGGCCGCGACAGCCCGCAGCGCCTGGTCGGCGACCACCGCTGCCACAACGAGCGTCCCGACCGCAGTGACCAACGTGGTGAAGAACACCCGGCCCGCCTCGTAGCGCAGATCAGCGGCGGTCATGCCGCATCCTTCGGTTCGGTGAGCGCGTCCATCAGGTCGACAATGTCGATCTCGAGCTTCCTGGCGATGTAGCTCATGGGCAGCCCTTCCCTGACGAGGTAGCGGGCCTGGCGCAACTGCTCGTCGGTGAGCTGCCGGTTGGTCATGCCGCAACCTCCAGGTGTCGGTCGATGGGTAGGAACCGCTGGTGGGGGCCGTCGAAGCGGACCTCGAGGCCGCCGAGCTCGCCGGTGCGGTTCTTCGCGAACCGGACGTTGCCGGTGTCGGTGGGGTCGCCGGCCTCGTCGGTGTCGCGCCAGACGAACAGCACGTTGTCGGCGATCTCGACCAGGGCCGCGCACTCCTTGATGTCCGACAACGCGGGCATCGGCGGCCGGCCGGTGGGGGCGGCGCGCAGCCGGTTGAGATGCGCGACGACGATGACGTGCATGTCGCACTCCTTGGCGAGCTGGTCGAGCTGGTTGGCGGCGTCGTCGAGCTGGTGGGTGCGGGAGCGGTCGGAGGCGCCGAACGGGAGCCGGTTGACGATGTCCAGGGCCATGACGTCGCAGCCCTGGCGGCGGGCGTCACGGCAGATGCGGTCGATGGTCCAGCCGGAGCACTCGGTGATGTGGACGGGGTAGTGCTCCCAGGAGCGCTGCACCATGGTCCGGTCGCCGGGGGCGAGCGGCTCGAGGCGGCGCATCGCCTTCTGGATCTTCGACAGCTCGACACCGCTGCGGCGGGCGCAGACGCGGGCGAGCCGCTGGTTGCGCTTCATCTCGTTGAGGTAGAGCCGGACATGGCTGTCGGGCTTGTGCATCGACTCCAACGCCATGTCCAACAGGCAGCTCTTGCCGTGGGTCACCGGTCCCGCCATGACGGTGACCTCACCGCGAGCAGCGCCGCCGTCGCTCTTGACGTTGAGCTTCTGAAACGGCCAGGGGAACACGTCGACGGGGGCACCGTCGAACGTGGTCATGAAGTCGGCGGCGGCGTCCGCGGGCGCCCAGTCGGCCCGTCGCGTGGTCGGAGCGTCGTCGGTGAACAGCCGGGCCTCGGCCTCATCGAAGAGGTCGCCGTCGGTGGCGTCACATGCGGCGATGAGGTCGCGAGCGACGTTGCGGCGCCGACGCCAGCCGGCGAGGCTGATGACCCGGTCGATGAGCGGCTGGATCGCGCCGACACCGGCGGCATGGGCGGCCAGGCCGTCGACGGCGACCGGTCCGCCGACGTCGTCGAGCTTGCCGTGGTCGGCGAGCACCGCGCAGATCGACGGCACGTCGGGGTCCGCGCCGTCGGCGACCAGGCGGCGGATCGCGCCGAGGACCAGCCGGTGGCGCGGCGACGCGAGCTGCTCGGGCGCCAGGCCACGGTCCAGGACGGCACGGGCGGCAGCCGGCGACATGACGGCGAGCCCGACCAATGCCTGCTCGGCGTGGTGATCGGCGAGGTCGGTCACTTCAGCACCAGGGCCTTCCATTCGTCGTCGGTGAGGCCATCGCCGCGGCGGCCGGGGCCGCCGGAGGCGAGTTCGGCGTCGCGGAACTTCTCGATGTGCGCGGCGTCGCGCAGCAGCAGCTCGATGTCGCAGTAGGGCTGGTTGCGCTCGTTCTCGCCGCGGTTGTGCGGGAAGTGCCGCCAGCCCTTCACGGCGGCGACGACCTCGTCCTCCGGCCACTCCCGGAGCCGTCGGGCGATCAGCTGGCTGCGGGCGTCGGTGCGCTTCGGCGCCGCACGGTTGCCCAGGACGGCGAGGCGGGTGTCGACGTAGGCGGTCCATACCCGGTCCACGACCTCGGCCTTGAGCCGGTCGCGGGCCTTGTCGATCGAGACCGGCAGGTCGCCGCTTGCGGCGACAGGAGGTGGTTCTTCTCCTGTCCTGTCCTGTCCTGTAGGGGGACTCACCGGGACCGTGTCCCCGCCGTCGGGACAAGCCGCGCCGTTGTCCCTGGCGTCGGGACTGCCGGGGACGTTGTCCGGTGGGGTTTCGATGTGTCCCGCCGCGCGCTGCTGGCCTTTGCGGACCGCCTCGTAGCCTTTCCCCTGGTCGGCCGCGAAGCCGCTGACCCGGCAGGTGACGGTCATGTCGGCGTCGTCGGCAATCGCCAGGTCGTCGAGAGCGTGAATGGTCTCGGCGAACTCGAGAATGCTCCGCGCCAGCTGCGCGCCATCGGTACCCCGCGGCAGGAACGCCCCGCGGGCAAGCGATCGCAGGCCGGTACGGACCGCGCCGTTGGCGCGCTGCTCCTTGGCGAGCTCCTCGAGGAGGTCGAGGATCAGCGGGCCGGCCGGGCCGAACTCCTCGCCGAGTGCTACAACCCGCTCGCGGTCGCGCCAGCCGCAGGGCTTGGCGCGCCAGGTCGTCCGCCCCTCGCTCATGCGGCGACCACCCGCTCGGTCTCAGGTTCACGCGCGCGCGCGAACGTAGGGTGAGGGGTCGAACTAGCGGCTGACAGTAGTGTGCCACCACAATGACCCCTCGTGCCCCGAAGGTCCTGCGCCTCGACGGCTACGTCCGCGTCTCGCAGGTCCGCGGTCGCGCGGGCGACTCGTTCATCAGCCCCAGCGTCCAGCGTGAACGGATCGAGCAGTGGTGCGGCGCCTACGGGCACGAGCTCGTCGCCGTCCATGAGGAGCTCGACGAGTCGGGCAAGGCCGGCCACCGTCGAAAGCTGCTGGAAGAGGCGATCGCCCGTGTCGAGCGCGGTGAGACCGACGGCATCGTCGTGTGGAAGGCCGACCGGTTCGGACGAGGCATGCTCGACGGTCTCGCGCAGATGCAGAGAATCACCGCCGCCGGTGGCCGCCTCGTCGCCGTCGCCGACGGCCTGGACACCAGCACCGAGACCGGCCGACTGGTGCTGCGGATCATGCTGTCCATCGCCGAGCACGAGCTCGAACGGATACGCGGCACCTGGGCCGACGCCAAGGCCCGGGCCGTGGCCCGTGGCATCCACCCGTCGGCGACGCCGCCGTTCGGCTACCGCCGTGAAGGACCGCCGCGCAAGCCTGGAGGCAACCCCACCGGCGCCCTGGTCGTCGACCCTGAGACCGGGCCGATCGTCACCGAGCTGTTCCAGCGACGCGCTGACGGCGCCGGCTTCAGCGAGCTCGCCCGCTGGCTTCAGCAGCTCGGCGCCCGGTCGCAGTGGGGTCGCAGCGCTTGGTCCATCCGCGCCGTGAAGGACATCATCCGCAACGAGGTGTATCTCGGCGTCGCCTACAGCAAGGCCCGCGGCCAAGGAGACACCTTCCGCAACGAGGACGCCCACCCGCCGCTCACCGACCAGGTCACGTTCCGTCGAGCGCAGCGGCCCGGGGTGCAGTTCGTCCCGAAGGTCGACCCGTCGCCGGTCCGCGCGCTGCTGCGCTGCGCCGGCTGCCGGTACAAGGTCCGTGCCGAGCGGCGCACCTACGCTGACGGCCGCGGCTACTGGGTGTTCGCCTGTCGTGCCGCCCGCGCCGGCGACGTCGCCGTGCGCTGCACCGAGCCCGTCCGCATCCTCGACACCGGCAACGTCGAGGCGTGGATCGTCGAGGAGGTCCTCGAGGCCTGGCCGCGGATCGTCGGAGAGCAGGAGCAGGCCACCCCGGAGCTCGCCGACGAACGCCAGGCCGTTGACGAGGCCCGGGCGCGGTTCGAGCAGTGGCGTGACGACAGCCGCGTCCAGGAACGCCTCGGCATGGACGCCTACCTCGACGGGCTCGCTGCCCGTCAGGACGAGATGAACGCCGCGATCGCCGAGCTCGCCCGCAAGGATGCGACGCTCACCGCGCCGCGGCTGCCCGACATCGACCCCGACGTCATCCGCGACCAGTGGCCGAGCTTCACGCGCGACGAGCAGCGCGAGCTCCTGGCGGCCGTGGTCAAGTGCGTGTTCGTCAGGCACGGGTCACGCGACCTTCCGCTCGGGGACAGGATGGAGATCGTCTTCCACGGGACGCCGTTGGACCTGCCCGCGCGTGGCGACCGCGAGTTCACGTCCCGGCCCTACGTCTTCAGCTCGGTAGAGGCGGATCGTCTCGGCGTCGGGGTACAGGCGCAGTAGCACCCGGGCGAGGACCCGGGCGCCGCGCTCCACGGCCTCGGCCGGCATCTTCGGGCGCTCCGTCATGCGCCTCCACCGTTGCACTCGACGACCCCGGTGTGGGCGGTCTCAGGGTCAAACCGTCGCGAATCTCCGCAGTGACGCAGGGCCCTGGCGACCGCCGCACGCTGGCGGTCGGTGAGCTTCCCGCACACCTGGAAGGGCGAGCAGATCTCGTGCTTGGCGAGCAGGTGCTCGGCGCGCCACGCCGGCCACCCGTACTGCCAGGCGATCAACTCGGCCAAGCGAAGCGTTGCGACGCAAGGGTCTGTGATGGCGTCGGCCACGCTGCGACGGCCGTCTCGAACGTCATGACGCAGCCTGCGGCGCGCGAGCCGGCGGGCATTGGCGACCGCCCTCGCCGCGTCGCGCTGCGCTGTCTTCTTCGAGAAGATGGGCACTGGACCGTCGAAGACAACGGTCTTGTTGGGCTGCTCGGCGTTCATCGGGCGGCCTCGGCCTGGAGGTGGTCGATCCAGGCGTGCACGATCCCGGCGATCCGCACCAACGCGTCGCTCTTGGCCTCGTCGTCACGCTTCAGGATCGCGGTGCCCAGCCGGCCGATCTGCTCGAGTAGACGGTTCAGGCGGGTGGTCTCCTCGTGCTCGAGCTCGGGGCCGCGGCGGGCGGCGGCGTGTTCGCCGGGGACGAGGGTCATGATGGCGTTGGCGGCGGTGACCCGGCGGGCTATGGTGTTGTCGATCGCGGTCATGCGTACCGGTCCGGTCGGGATGAGACATGCCAGCCGCCGCAGCGGTCACAGGCGTATGCCCGGTCAGCGATCTTCTGGCGGGTGCTGACGGCGGCGAGGCCGCGAAGGGAGCGGATGGCTTCGGCGTGGTCGCGGAACCGGCGCTTGCCGCGGCAGGTCCGCTGCTTCGTCCGGCTCATGCGGCGGCCCCGGTCGATCGCTTCCCTCGCCCGCGAGCCAGCCGATATCGCACGCCGGCCTTGCTGATGCCCAGCAACTCGGCGATCTCTCGTTGGGACAGACCTTGCTCGTACAGGTCAACGGTGTGTTGGACCACGGTGGGGTCCTCACCTTCGCGGCCGTAGTGACCGGGGCGCCTCGGCGCAAACCCCGCGGCCCGAATCGCCTGGTTCCACGACCCGAAAACTTTCTGCACGCTTTCGACAGTCGGCCACGCGTCGTCCTCATAGAACTTGTCGGCCTTCTCGGGCTTACCGAGGCGGCGTGCTATCGCCGGATTCCAATCGGCTGCGACCGGTGGGACGCCGCCATGCTCATCGGCCCATGCCTGGATCGCGGTGATCACAGTCTCCCGGGTCCAGATCGCGTTCTCCCGCTGCCACCGCCGCTGGCAGGGTGCGCATCGCAGGGCAGGGGCAGCGAAACCTCCGGAGCCGCCCGTCGCCTTGCCGCAATCCACACACGGCTGCGAATACCGCAGCCGACGCACCTTCTGCTTGCTCATGTGCTCCGGGTCCAACCACTGGTAGATCGTTGCTCTGGCGTAGCCCAGCCGCCGGGAGATCTCCAATGGCGACACACCCTCGGCATGGAGCGTTCGGGCCAATGCACGGGTCTCCTCGGATGCCGCAACGCCCCTCATGCCGCGGCCCTCACGGCCGGCCACTCGGACTCGGCGATCCAGCGCATCGACGCTCTCGGCGGCCACCACACCAGCCACGCCGACGCGCCGGCCATCGAAGCGGCCGACGCAAGCTTCTGGCGGTCGGCGGGACCGAAGTGCTCGTATGGCCCCTGCGCGGTCGATTTCACTTCGACCAGTCGCGGGATTGACCCGGCGCGCAGCGCGACGACGTCGGCGACGCCGAGGCTGGCGGGGGCGCGGAAGGCGATCCAGTCCTGCTCTCGCAGATGGGCGACGACAGCGCGCTCTCGGGCGTGGCCACGCTGACTCATGCGGCATGCCTCCGATGGGCTCGGGCGTAGCTGGTCCGCTGACCCTCGTCGCAGGTCGCCCCGACATGCCCGCAGCCCTTGCACGCCGACGTGGCACTCGACACGTAGCGGTGGCAGCGATTGCACCGAAACGGCGGGCTCCACGGCCGACTGGCGCGCGCCTCACGCTCAATCCGACGTCGCTCGGCCGCCTCGGCCGCCTTCTCCGCGCCGTCAATGACGATCGCCACGGCGTCGGCCACGAGCACCCGGGACAGACCACTGCGCGCCGCGTCAACGTGACGCAGCGGCCGCAGCACCGGCAGGCCATGAGGGGGCAGCGCGATCATGCCCTCGCGATGACCTGCTCGACCTTCTCGAACGTCGCCTCAGCACCCGACAGCGACCGGGCCGAGATCGGCAGCAGCACCACCGGCTCGCCGGACTGGCCGTCCTTGGCGGTGACGCGCTTCTTCAACGCAGGGGTCTTGTCGACGGCCGCCCACCGGGCCTCGGTCTTGTCGAACGCCTCGACCGAGCAGACGAACTCCAACTTGGTCGGCACGTCGTCCTTGGACTCGATCACCTCGAACACGGCGTATGGCTTGATCTTGCGCTCGGCTGGTGCCTTCGGCGGCGCATCAACTACCTGTCCGTCCTCGCTGATCGCGGTCTGCACCGGGTCGATGGTCTTGCCGTTGGAGGTGGCGGTGGCGGTCACTGGGTCCTCTCGGTGTTGTTGATGTGCTCGCGCAGTCGCACGGCGGCGACGGTCGCGTCGAACCTGCTGGTGGGAAGTGGGTGGCCGAGCACGCGAAGGGCGAGCACGGCGATCGTGTGCCAGTCGCCGCGGGTCGGCGGCCGGTCCGTGGCGAAGATGCCGTCAGGGCCGGCGAGCGGGTCGACGACGGTGTCGGGCATCAGGCCGCATGCCTCCTCTGCGAGAGGTAGTCCTGGGCGCGCGCCTCGTCCTGCAACACCTTCAACTCCGACTGGCGCGCCGACGTCGCCGACGTCTTCGCCTTCAACTGGCGCTCCAGACGCTCCACCTCACGCTTGGCGTTTCGAAGCTCCTGGTAGACGACCCGGTGCTGACGACGGGTCACGGAGGTGATCCAGTGCTCGGCGGGGTCGCCCTTGCGGCCGTCCTCGACCATCTCGTCCTTGAGAGACTCGGCGTTGGCGTCGTAGACGAGATCCCAGGCGGCCTCGGCGCGATCGACTCGCTGGTTGGCCTCGTAGAGACGCTTGCTGATCGTGTCGAGGTCAGCGGCGTCGTCGTGCAGCGACTGCACCACCGTGACGGGGTCGATCACGCTGCCGCCTCCGTGTTGATGTGGTTGAGAGCGGCCTGCGGCCCGTTGAACTCGAACAGGCAGATCGGGCACAGGTCGAACCCGTCGTGCTGCTCCCAGCCGGTCGCCGCGTAGCGCTCCGCAGAACGGAAGCCGCCGAACTCCAGGCACACGTCACACCGGCGGTCCTGGGCACCGGGGATCGTCGAGATCACGGTCATGCCGCGCTCGCCTTCTTCGCGGCCCTGCTCGCGTCGCGCTGAATGCGTGCGGCCTCCCGGTAGACCTTCACCGCCATGACGAACGACTCGGCCGTAGCCTGCGACGGGATCAGCTCATAGCTGCCGTCGGCGCCGACCTGCAGCACATAGGCCCCAGCGAACTCGTCGATCAACCCGCACTCGTTCGCGCAGTGGGCGTAGCCGGCAAGCTGCACGTGATGCTTGTTGGGGATGAATCCCGACGTCTTGGCATCCAGCAACACCACGCCGCCGAGCTTTCGCGACCGGGCGATCAGGTCCAAGCGACCCGCGACGCCGAGCCGAGGGTCGACGACGACCGTCTCGCTGTGCAGGGGCTCGAGGTCGTGGTCCATCCAGAACGTCTCGACGCCGCGCGAGTAGCCGCGCTCGATCTCGGTCATCGAGGCCCAATCAGGCACCGGTCTGCCAGCCGCGAGCGCCTGGAGGCTGTGCTTGTGGACGTTGGTGCCGCGGTCGGCTGCTGCGTCACTCGCGTCGCTGAACAGCAGACGCGCGTCCTCAAGCGCGGACCAGATCGAGTCAGCCGACTCCAGCCAGCGCAGCGAAGCGCGGATGTCGTCGGCGTGCTCAAGCGACAGCGCCTCGGCCGCAAGGGCGGCGACGCCAGCACCGTTGGTGCGGGCGGCCCACCGCATGAGATTGTCGGGACGGAAGTCAAACGGGCTGACGACCGTCGACACGCCAGTCAGCCGGCCCGTGCCCTTCCACACGCCACCCGCGATCTCGCAGGTCTTCCAGTAGCTGTGGTCCTTGTCGCGGTAGGCGACCGACACCCCTGTCGGCATGGTGTGAACCTCGAACGGGCCCATGACCTGCACGTTGGCCTGCTCGATCGTCGTCATGCCGCAGCCTCGCTGCGCTCGCCGTCGGGGGAGCCGGCCGCCTGCTCGTCGGCCTTGCGGATCAGCCACTTCATGACCGTGTCCCCCTGCGGCCCAGTGAGCTTCCCCAGGGCCTCCTTGGCGGCGGTCTTCGTCGAGCAGTCCCCGACGTCGGCGCCGTGCGCGTGCGACGCGGCGAGTTGCAGCTGGTTCTCCACACCGACCTGCCAGGCCGCGTCGACGATCTCGCCGGCCCGCTTCTTCGTGATCGGCTCCACCACAGGCTCGGGCTCCGGGTCCGCGGCCGGCTCGGGCTGGGCCGGCTCCCTGGACAGCGGGGCGCCGGAGGCCAGCGCCTTGCCGTACGTGTCCAGCCACTCGGTCAGGTCCAGCGGCCGGCTCGCGCCGAGACCACCGGAGCGATCACCCGCGCGGCGACCGCGGCGCTCGACGAGCACACCGAGGTACTCGACGTTGCCGTCCTCGTCCTCCTTGCGCCCGCAGTAGGCGATGACGTCGACCTCGCCGCAGACCTTTGCGGTCGTCGCGCCGCCGATCAGCGGCTCCACGATCCGGTCGCCGTCGTCAGCGTCCTTGACCGCCTCGTGCGCCAGGAGGATGAGGTTGACCGGCTGGTCGCGCATCGTCACGACGAACTGCTCGATGACCTTGGCTACCTCGCCCCAGTGCTGGATCTGCGGGTGCGCCCCGCCGATGTCGCGGGCCAGGTGATCGCGGACCTTGCCGAGCGTGTCGACCACCACGGTCTGCACCTTCGGCTCGGCGCCGGTGGAGACGTGCCGGTAGATGTCCTCGAGGACCGGCTTGAGCTTCTCGTGGCGCTGCGGACGAACCTCGTGGATCTCGGTGCCGCGCTGCGCGGCGACGCGACGTGCGTACCCGAGAGCGCCGCCGCCCTCCATGTTCAGCCACAGGATCGGCCCAGGAGCCGTCGCGGCCGCCGAGGTCTTACCGGCCTTCGGCGGACCGTAGAGGAGCACGTTGAACGTGTCGGGGATCGCCGCGGCGGCAGCGAACGTCAGGCCGGCCATCAGGCTGCCACCAGCACGTCGGTGCGGACGCGGCCGTCGGCGGTGATGACCCCGGAGCATGCGGGGGCGTCACCCTGATCGCTATAGGCAACGAAGTGCCAGACGTCGTGGTCCAGCTGGCTCACGGTGCCCGACGAGCACTCCAAGGTGCGCGCCAGATCACGGAGAGCGTCCAGCTGGGTGTAGGTCCAGTCGACGCCAGGCCGACGAGTAATCTGCTGTGCGTCCATCGAGACCTCTTCTCGGTGGTCAGGCGGCCTGGGGGTCGGTAGCCCCCGGGCCGCAGTTGTTGAAGGTGTCGGTGATCGAGACGCCCGCCTCAGCGGCCACGGTGAGGAACCGGCGGGCCTCAGCGGCATACACGTGCCCGAGCGCCTTCTCGCGAGCGCCGGCGCCGCCCGTGATGACCGACGCGCTAGAAGGGACGGTCGTCATCGTGGCCTCCCGCCTGGAAGACGTCGACCGGCCAGTGCGGCCGCTTGGTGGAGCCCAACGGCACGACCTCCCCGGACCGGGTCCGGTCGCCGTACAGGGTCATGCGGGCTCGGTCTTCGTCACGGGCGAGGCCCTCGGCGAAGTCCTGCCAGTACTCGTGGTCGAACTCGTCGCCGAGCCAGGCCATTAGCGCACCACCATCCGCCGACGGGCCAGACGGGCGCGACGGTGACGCTCGACCGCGGTGAACACGATGTGGGCGGTCACGATGAACGCGAGCTCGATGAGCGCCAGGGCGATGATCGCCACGGCAACCCCGCCGACCAGGATCGGCACCAGGCACCACCACGGAACCATCACGCCACCGTCCCCATCAGATCCAGCAGCTGGGCGTGCGGTCCGGCGCCGAGCTGGCGGCGCATCGTCGGTGACGTCAGCCGGCTCCGCGGCGTCGATCGAACAATGTCCTTGACCGTCGCTGCCGCCCGGAAGTACGCCGTACCGTCAGTCGATGGCTGCCGAAGCGTGGCGAGATGCGGCCGAAGCTGGCCGGCAAGGCGCTTGATCGACACGGCGGCGACCACGGCTTCGTTGCGCTCCGCGTGGGCAAGCGCGGAGGCAAGGTCATCCAGACGGCTCGCGACCGTGCGGGTGCCGTGCCCTTCGGCGGCGTTGAGCTCCAGGAGCCGGCGGACGTCGGCGACCAAGGCGGCCACCAGGTCGGTGGGAACGCCGTGGCGGCGGAGATGGACGATCCGTTCGGCGAGGCTGTTGACCTCGGGGTCCGGGTTGAAGATGAGGAGGTGCTGGCGCTCGTTGAGCGCGACGCTCTCGAGGGAGTGGCTGAGCGCCTGGCGGATCTCGTGGGAGGGGACCATCAGGCCGCTGCCTGTGCCGAAGCGGGCCAAAGCTCGTCAACCGTCTTCCCGAGGGCGTCGCACAACGCGTCGCGCATAGGGTCCGAGCAGTGGAGGCCGTTCACGATTCGAGACAGGTGGCCCTCGTCCACACCGATCTCCTGGGCGATGTCGCGTTGGGTTCGACCCGAGGCGACGATCGCGAGCTTGAGTGGGGTCACACGCTTCATCGTGCTACGGATCGTACGACGACGCTGCATCACTTGTCAAGCCGTCATGCAACGTTTTGTATGACGGCAGTGGCGCCGCCGCCGAAGCTTCTCTATGAGCTGCTCCCAGAACTCCGGGAGAAGCACGGGCTTAGCCAGGGCGAACTGGCCCGGCTAACAAACCCTCCGGTGTCGCTCTCGGTGATTCAGAAGTACGAGCAGCAGCGAGGCCGAGGGACGGTGCCCCCGGCCGACATCCTGGAGTCGCTTGCGACGGCGATGGGCGAAGAGCCTGCCGTCTTCTACGAATGGCCGATCGCGGAGGCGCAGGCCGGTCGCGGGAGATCTAAGCCAACTGGTGGCGGGGCGCCGCCAATCCCAGGCGAGACCGGGCGTCGCACTCGAGCCCCTCGGCCCACTCGCCAAGATCAACGGCGACCTGACTCGGGCCAGGGGGAGGGCTCGTCAGGAGGTGGCGCTCGATGAACGATGCGACGCGACGCTCAAGGTCGGCCTCCCACTCCAGCACGGAGACCGAGGCCCCGCCCTGGAGTAGATGGATGATCGGATGCTGCATGAAGCGGTCCCTTCCGCTCCCGGCCGCAATGTCCCCAACCACTCCGGTTGATCCCGCGTCGTCGGCGACCATCGACGGCGAGGAACCGAACACTAGTTCGTCACCCGGCAGAAATCCAGATCCCCCGACCCCGCCCGTCGCGCTCATCCCTACCGAACCCCCGCAGCCGTTATGTGAACCAGTGGCAACCTAACGTGCGCCACCATCCCAAGCCTGTGCAATAGCTGAAAGACCGCTTATCAGTAGGGCACCTGACCACTCGCCATGCATCATCGAGCGCCGCCGCCCGCTGCTTGTGGCCGCCACGATCGTGCTCGCACTCCTGCTCGTGCTGCCGTCAGGCGCGCCTGCGGCAACGGTCCTCGCGCCCCGGGACGGCGACACCGTCCCCGCGGAACCGATGTTCACCTACGACTTCCTCCAGGGCACCGCCGAGGTCGAGCTCTCCCGCTCCCCGGATCTGCTGACCTCGGGACCCGCCGTGGGGAGCTTCGTCGACATCGCGGCGTCGGAGTTCGCCGTGCTCTACCTCCATGAGCCGCTGGACGGGGTGCTTCGTTTCACCCAGCCGGTGAACGCCGGCCGCTACTTCTGGCACACGCGTATGCGCGACGACGGCGCGGTCCCCGGGTCAGGGACCGACACTCCGTGGACCCAGGTCGCAACGCTCGATGTCGCCGACGAGCCCGCCGTCCTCGAGGGCTGGACGCTCCAGACCCAGCGGCTCCACACCATCGCCGGATGCCGGCGGCTACGACTGCGCGGCAAGATCGCCTGGCACGACAACGACCCCCACCCGGACGTGCGGCTCGTCATGGCCGTGCGCCGCAACGGCAGCACGATCACGAAGGCGCGCCAGCAGCTCGACTACTTCGGCCGCTACGACGTCACGGTGTGCGCGCGCGGCCCCGGGCTGTCGATCGCGCCGCGCCTTGAGGACCGCATCGGCCAGGTCACCGTCGGCGCCGGGCGCCGGATCTCCTAGTCGACCCTGGAACGACAGAGAGCCGCCAGCCCTTGCGGGATAGCGGCTCTCAGAGGTCCACGTGGCGGAGAGGACCGCGTGGCTATGGGGAGCGCTTGTCGAGCTCCGAGATCGTGGTGTCGGGGTGCTCGCGGGCGAACTCCTCGCTGACGTACCGGCCGGTGATCGCCGAGCGGTAGCGCCGCAGTCGGCGCCGGAGGGCTGCGAGCACGGCCCTGGGGGATGGCGTCATCCGGCGGCTCCCATGATCATGGTGACGTAGTAGCGGCACCAGCCGCCGTAGGTGCGGACGCTCCACGGCAGCGATGCCGGCACCCAGGGTGCGAAGCGACCGGGGTCGGGCAGCGCGCCGACGCGGAAGTACCGGTCGGCGGCGTAGGGGAAGTTGTGGTTCAGCACGGCGAGCTCGATCGGGGAGAACGGGCACCCGCTGTGCGGGCGGGCGAACTCCTTGGCCTTGCCCGCAAGCGCGGTCATGGCCTTGACGCCGGCGCGGTAGGGGGAGAACGCGACGCCGAGCGCCTGGATGTCGTACGGGGGCCCGTAGCAGCGCAGCTGGAAGAGGCCGCAGTCCACGCCGCCGGCGACCGACCAGTTGACCGCGGCGCCGTGGTTGCCGCCCTCGGCCTGCGCGAACCCGCCTGACAGGCCCCTGGGCACGAGCCCGAGGCCGTCGAGCCGCCTGCAGACGGCGGCCGACAGTGCCCGCCAGGTCGCCGGGCCTACGACACCGTCTGCGGTCAGGTGTTCCTTGGCCTGGAAGACCCTGACGGCCATCGTCGTCTTGGGCCCGAACGCACCGTCGGGCGCGAGAACCCGGCCGGCGGCGTCGTTCAGCGCGCGCTGGATGGCATAGACCGGCCACCCCACCGCGTCCTCCCGCGTCGAGCGCGCAGTCGACGCGGGAGGTGAGGACGGAAGCATCAGCCCTCGGTCTGCATCCCGGGCGGGACGGTCGGCACCTCGACGCCCTTCGGCGCCTCGACGTACTTCGGCGTGTCGTCGACGTGGTCCTGGCCGAGGTGGTAGAGCGCGGCGAGCTCGGTCGCGGTCTTCTCGAAGAGCGCGCGGCCCTCGAGCCACTTCCAACCGGTCATCAGGACGCCGAGGACGACAGTGCCGACGAACGCCGCGGCGACCGCGACGTGGGCCTGCAGGTTGATGCCGGCGACGTTCTGCAGCCAGTACGCGCCGGCGCCGAGAACGCTGGCGAGCACGGGAACGAGCGCGGCGACGAACCGGCTGATCGTCGACGTCATCGCCTGGTCGAGGACGGCCTTGAGGTCGTTGCTCACGGGTCTCTCCTTCTAGTGGCGGACGGCCTCGTTGATGGCCGCCCAGGTGGACGTCCCGGCGACACCGTCGACGGGGAGGTTGTGGGCCTTCTGGAAGCGCCGGACGGCGCGGCGGGTCGCGAGGTCGTAGCGGCCGTTGACAGGTGCCTTGATGCCGTCGGCGACGAGAAGCTTCTGCAGGCGGGTGACCGCCGCCCGGTTGATGATCCCCTTGCGCAGCGTGGGCTCGCGCGGGGGCGGCGGGACCTCTACTGGGTCGAGATGGACGAGGGTGTGCCAGCTCTCCCACGGCGCGTCGCTGGGGTCGCGGACGCCGTAGGGTTTGCCGTACCTGATGGCCGTGGCCTTCTGGTTGGTGTCGACCGCGCGGCCGATGCCGTGGTTCGACGTGCCGGGGATCGCGGCGTTGCCGCACTGTCCGGCTGCGCACCAGGACGCCCGAAGCTGGACCTGCTGGGCGAGCGTCCGGTAGCTGGATGCCGGCCCGTTGGGCATCGGCGGCGCGACGCCGGCGCGCCGGCATGCGGCGACCATCAGGTTCCAGCGCAGCGCGTATGGCGTCGCGAGGCGACCGCCGGGGATTGCGGCGAGCTCGCTGTCGGCGAAGCGGCCGTTGAGACCCATGAGGACCTCCTAGGTCGAGGCAGGTGCCCGGCCGCCGCGGCGCGCGGCTACCAGTGCAGGGGGAACGGCAGGGGGTAGGCGGCGGCGCGGTCGTGACGACGGCCCTCGTGGGATCCCGAGGAGGGCATCAGGGCTTCGCTCCCTGGACCTGGCTGTCGCCTAGAGTGTCCCGACGACCAGCCCAATCACGGCGACGACTAGGACACCCACCGCGATCCACAAACCGAGGCTTGCGCCCGCCTGCTCACGGCTGTCCTGCGATTGCTCGGCTCGAGCTTGAAGCGACGTGATGTAGTCGGTGACGGGCCTGAGCGCGGCCTCAAACTTGTCCACTACCGTCGCGAGCTCGCTACGGGTCGGGTAGTCGCCGCGCTCGCGCTCGATCTGGGAGCGCAACTCGTTGGCCTTTTCGTCGCGCTCTTTCTGAAACTCCCTGGCTAGCTGCAACGCGGCGAGGTCTGCGGTCTCCTTGATCTTCAGCGCCTTCTCGCGCTCCAACGCCACCTCCGCATACCGCCGGTCGCGTTCCTGCTCAAACCGCTGGTCAGCAACACGCAGCGCCTCGACGTACTCGCGCAGCGACACGGGCTCGCTCATCGCAGGAGCGCCGCGATCGTGCCGACCGCGCCGATGATCCCGAACGCATACCACACCAATCTGGTGCGGAGTTTGTCGATCGCCGTCGCGCTGGCCTGATCGGCTCCAGATGCGCTCTCCAACCGCTGCACCCGACCGGTGACCTGCGCGAGCGTTTCGACGTCGGCGGCCTTGCGCTCGATCGTGTCCACCCGCGCCTCCAACGCCACCGCTGACGCCATCCCCGCCTGAAGCTGCGCCAACGCCGCCTTGACCTCCGCATGCTCCTTCGTCGAGCTCAACGTCAGCGCCGCTACCTGGGCGCTGACCGCGGCGATCTCGTTGCGCATCAGATGCCGGGTCTGGCCGATCTCCTCAGACACCCACCGCTTCAACGACTCCTCGAGGTAGGAGAGGTCGCTGTCGTAGTTGCGCCTGCCGCCCGTAGGTTCCATTCTCGATTCCCCGTTCGGCATCCGCTACGCCAGCTTCTCCAGCACGAGGCGGCCGGTGAACGCCTGGCCGCCCATGTCCACCGTGAGGGCGGTCATGTTCGTGCCGCCGATCCACCAGCCGGCGATCCCACCCTGAGGCGCCTGGGCGCTCGAGACGGTCCCGGGTGAGCTACAAGCGATTGTGGACATGGCGCTCCCTTCCGCGGGGGATTGCGACGACAGGCTAGATACCGGTGCTGATGACGCCGAGAACAAGCAGGTCGTTTGCGGCGACCAGGACGGCGACGACGTCGTCGACGGCCAGGGGGGTGGGTCCGCGAAGCGCCTTGACGTTGGTGTAGGCGATGGCACTGCCGCCGAGCGCGACGCTCAGCGGTGTCGTGTCGGTGATCACGCCGACGCGCAGCTTGACGGCTCGACGCTCGATCTCACCGAGATCCTCGAGGAGCCTCTTGAGGGCGACGTCGTCCATGGCCTAGAAGACGCCGATGACCGCGCGAGTCGCGCCGCTCGTGGCGGCGTCGACGGTGAGCGGGATGGTGATCTGGTCGATGATGTGGCGCTCGTCGACGCCGAGACGCTGACGGGTGACCGTGATGATGTCGTCGGGCTCGAGCGCCGGGTTGACGACCGCGCCGAAGTTCACCGACTGGGTGGTCCCGATTTCGCGGGCCAGTAGTGACGCGGCGGCCGACGCGGCTTGCTCGTCGGTGGCAATCATCGGGGAGCTGTAGAACCGGGGCACCCGACCGAACGCCCCGTAGTAGTAGGTGGGTGAGAGTGGGTTGTCGTCGGTTGCGACGCCGCGTGCGGGGGCGGTCTCGCCGGTGTTCTCGCCGGTTGCGATGACGCGGTTGAACGCGCTGTGTCTGGTCCATCGGCGTTGCGCGTTGAGCAGGACTCCGCCTTGGCCTTCGGCGATCGCGGCGACCGCGATGCCGTCGGGGGTGGCTACGGGTCGCATGGTGCAGACGCCGTCGCCGTCGAAGTAGAGCGTCATGCCGAGCGCCTGGGCCATCTTCTGGCAGAAGTCCCAGCGGTCGTCGCCCTCGGCGGCCACGAGGTTCGGGGCGGTTTGGCTGACAGTCGGGAAGTTGAAGGTGATGCCGGCGACGCCGTCCTCGATCGTCGACCGGATAGCGTCGGCGTAGTTCATGCCGGCCGGGACCTGGTAGGGGTCCTCGAAGCGTGCGTCAATGACCTTGGCGGAGCGGTCGCTGCCGGCGATCTGGATCGTGAGGTGCTCGACGCCGTCGTCGACGGTGACGTCGTCGATGCGAAAGATGCCGAGCGACACGGTCTCGTCGACGGCGGGATGGCGGACGCCGCGGCTGACGCGCAGCTCGGTGCCGTAGGGCGCGAGGAGATCGGACGCGAGGCGTGGGACGAGGCCGAGGGTGCCGTCGTCGGCGATCGTGACGTCGAGGCGGCCGCGGGTCGCGACGGTCTGGTCGAGCGTGACGGTGCCGTCGGCGATCGTGGTGATCGTCGCGGCGATCGCGCCGTCGCGAAGGACCTCGAGGGTGCGGACGGCGATGTGCGACTCGCTGGTCGCGGCGAGGAACGCGGCCGAGACGGGTCTCACAGGCGGAGGTCGGGCGTCGGGAGGAACCGCACGATGGGCTTGGCGACGGTCACCCACGGCAGGGTGTCGAGGGTCTCGCGGATCCAGCTCTTGTCGACGGTGCGGGCGCTGTCGAGGTCGCCGAACATGACGTAGCGGTCGGGCCAGCCGTCGCGCGGGGGCGCCTGCACGAGCAGGGGGGCGTTGGTGTCCAGGAGCGCGTTGAGCTTGGCGCGCTCGTCGCTGTCGTGGCAGGCGAAGCGGACAGTGCCGCGCTCGTAGCCGCGGGTGTCGCTGACGACGATCGGGTCGACACGGCCAAGCGGCTGGTAGATGCCCTGGCGCACCGGACGCTGGATGCTGGGCAGCGAGTTGACGTCGATCGGCATGTTCAACTCGGGCGCGGTGGGGCTCTTGATCCACCAGCGCCGGTGATGCCAGGCCGCGGGGTCAGTGGACGGGCTCTGGTCGCCGATGAGCGAGAGGGGCGCCGAGGCGGTCACGTTGATCGCGCGAGCGCGATAGACGACCTGGGTGCCGTTACCGAGCTCGTAGTCATAGAGGCTGATCGTGGAGCCGGTGCGCTCGTGGTAGCCGTCGCTGCGGTCGCTGCGGATCGTCTCCCAGGACGCGCCGCCGTCGGTGCTGCGCTGTACCTCGTAGAGGTCGGTGTTGGGGGCGATGGCGGTGTCGGCGACATCGACGCGGATGCGAGCGAGTTGGTGCTCGGCGACGGCAGTGACCGTAGGCGGGGTCGGCTTGACCGCGTCGATGGTGAACGCCCGGTTGTCCCACGCCGACCATTCGTCTGAGCCGCCGACGGTCTGCGACACCCGAACATAGGCCCGCCACGAGCCGTCGAGGAGCGGCTCGACGACCGTGTGCGCGTTGGAGAACACGCCGTTATAGGGGACCTCGCCGCTTTCGTAGGTCGCTGGGCTGCTGGTGGGGTTGAAGCCGGGCGCGGCGACCTGCGCGGGGGTGAAGACCTTGACCTGGTACTTGGCCAGGGACCCGGCGGCCGTGTCGACCGTCGTGGACCACGTCACCTGCGGCGTCGATGTGGTGACGGGACTGGATGCGAACGCGTTGACTGCGACGGTCGCGCGGGCGGCGTGGACGATGTCCAGGGCGAGGTAGTACAGCCGCACCGAGAACGACGAGATCCCTGGGCGCGCGATGAGGATCGCTGCCTCGTCAGGACCCGGCAGCAGGGTGGGGGGATCCCACGGGATCGCAGTGAAGGTGTAGCTGTCGGTGCTCGTCGGGGCCGGGGCGACCGGCACCGAGAACGACTTGCGGAAGATGCTCTCGCCCATGGAGTGAGCGAGGTCCATGTAGACCGCCTGCTGTGTCGCGACCCCGGCCATCCGGACGCGGGCGGTCATCGACACGATGATCCGGTCGGCGGCGATGCCGGCGTCCGGGAAGCTGTAGCGCACCGCGCTCGTGAAGCCGGCGAGCTCGACAAAGCTGGAGTCGCTGTCGTCGGCGACGACGGATGCGCGAGTCGCGCCGCCGCCACCGCCGTTGATGGTGACGCCGGTTTGGTTGAGCTCTTCGGTGTCGGGGCGGAGCGTGGTGAGGGTCATCTACGGATCGCTCTTGCGTATGCGCCCTTGGCGCGGTCAGCGCGCTGGATGCGGCTGTCGACCCGGATGTCGAGGGCCTGCAGGTCGCCGCTGATGATGTTCTCGATGTAGAGGTCGGGCAGCCCGTCGGGGCTGATGACCTCGTTCTCGTGGACGTAGGCGAAGCCGTCGCCGGGCACGACCCCGCCCGTTGCGTAGGACCCGACGAAGGGGGCCTGGATGACGCCGCCCTTCGCAAGCCCCGGAGGGTGAAGCTTGGTGGACATCTGCGAGAGGTAGCCCTCGCTGGCGGTGATCCAGCCGGGGCCGCCGCCGGGGTTCTGGCCACTGGTGCCGAAGAACCGGCTGCCGATCTGGATGATCGTGTGGCCGAGGTCGCCGGGCAGCGGCCGGTCATGGACGGTGACCCACTTCCCGGCGCCGGAGGCGAGCTGGCTCGGCAGCGTCACGGTCGTCAGGACGCTCGAGAGGTAGCCGGCGGCGTGCAGCACCTTCGACACGGTGGAGGAGCAGTCCTCGCCGAGCTTGTTGATCGCCCAGCCGGCGTGACCCTGCGGACCGTATGGGATGTCCATGGCGTCGAGGCGGTCGGCCATTGCGATCATCGAGCTCACGCGTCCGATCGCGCTGCTGTTGAGGTCAGCGTCGCCACCACCGTCGCCACCGAGTCCCAGCAGCGACCCGACCTTGTCCTTGATCCAGCCTGTGACCTGCTTGAGGCCCCAGCGGCCGGTGTCCTTCAACCACGGCGGGAGGCTGTCAACCCCCGGGAGCTTGCCGAGGATGTTCGCCGCGCCGTTCTTGACGAAGTCGAAGGCGTCCCCGACGAGGTCCAGGCCGCCGCCGATGATGCCGCCGAGCTTGAAGCCGGGGACCTGAAGTTCGGAGCCCAGGGCGCCGAAGAGCCCGAGCGCCCGGCCACGGTAGGCGGGATTCGTTGGGATGACGTACTCGGGGTGGCGGGGCGCTTCCTCGCCGACGATCGCCAGCGGTCGGTTGATCTTGCCGCCGACGGCGAACGCCCCTGCGGCCATCTCGGTGAGCCCCGCGTCCTGGATCGTGCCGCCCTTGGCGAGGTGCTTGATCTGGTGGATCTCGACGCCGGGGATGACGTTGATGACGTCGAGGATCTTGTTGACGAAGTCGACGAAGAGGTTCACGCCGCCCTCGAGCCCGTCGATGATCTTCCCGATCACCCAGCCGCCGAGCGCGAAGAAGTCGTCGCCGGCCGCGTGGACGAACTCGACGATCCGGTTCTTGATCCATCCGCCGACGTTCTTCACCGCGTCGGTGACCGTGGTCACGCCGTCGATCACCCGGTTGATAACCCAGCCGCCGAGGGCGACGAGGCCATCGGCCTCCGCGCGGACGAGATCGACGATCCGGTTCTTCAGCCAGCCGCCGACGGAGGCCAAGGCGTCGGTGATGACCTTGAACCCATCGACGATCCGATTGACGATCCAGGAGCCGACGGCGAGGAAGCCGTCGGCGACCGCATGGATGAGGTCACTGATCCGGTTCCTGATCCATCCGCCGACGGAGGCCAAGGCGTCGGTCACGACGTGCAGGCCGTCGGCGATGCGGTTGACGATCCAGGAGCCGACGGCGATGTAGAGGCCGACGTAGGCCTTGATGCCGTTGACGACCTGGTCCTTGATCCAGCTGACGGCGCCCGCGAAGGCGGCGGCGCCGGAGGTGATCGCGTCGGCGATCCGGCCCGGCAGGTCCTGGAAGAACCCGACGATCTCGTTGACGTGGGTGGCGATCGCGACGACGGCGAGCCCGATCGGGCCGGTGAGGATGCCCAGAACGAGAGGCCAGTGATCGACGATCCAGCCGAACGCGTCCTTGAGCGCACCGGCCACGGCGTTGACGGCATCGCGGAACGGCTCGATGTGGGTGTAGGCGTAGATGAAGCCGGCGGCGAGCGCGGCGACCGCGGCAACCGCGAGCACGATCGGGTTGGCGGTCATCGCGGCGTTGAAGAGCCACTGCGCGGCGGTCGCGACCCGAGTCGCTGCGGCCTGGGCGAGCATCGCGACCTTCGCGGCGATCGCCGCGCCCGTGCTCTCCTGCTGAGCGACGGTCGCGATGGTGGCTCCGCCGGCGAGTGCGCGATAGGCAGCCGTGGTGCCGACGATCGAGCGTCCGAGCGCGGCCATGCCGGTCACGGCGGCGGTCAGGCGCAGGGCCTTGAGGACGCCGGCGAACCCAAGCAGCGACACCGTCATGGTCTGCAGCGCCGGGTTGTTGGTCAGCAGATCGGCCATGACGCCGGCGAGCAGCCCAATGAGGTCGACGAAGTGGGTGAGCGGCCCGCTGCTGCCTGCCATCGCGCCGAAGAGCCGGGTGATCTGCGTAAGCGCGTTGATGAGGTGCGGGCCAAACGCGGAGGTCGTCGACGAGATGACCTGCTCGAACATCGGGAGCAGCTGCGTGCGGATCTGGTGCAATAGCGGCGCGACCTGGTCGCCATTGCCAAGCCGGAAGAACGTGTTCGTGACGTCATGGATGAGGCGGCCGAGCTCGAAGATCGGGGCGCGCGCCCGCTCGAAGTAGTCGCGCAGCCGGTTGCGGCCCTCGAGACTGTGCGTCCAGTCGTCGAAGCGGCTCGCGGCCCCGTCGATCGCGGCGAGGATGTCTCGGCCCAACGGGGCGGCTGCGCGGCCGATCTCCCAGAACGCCCGGCCGAGGTGGGTGGCGATGCTGACGAGCCGCTGGATGACGTCGCGGGTCTGGTCGAAGAACCCGGCGAGGCGCCCGGACTCACGGCCGGCCTGTGCCTCGGCGTCGATGGTGGCGGCCCAGCCTCCGGCAAGGTTCGCGAGCCATGTCGTCAGCGGTCCGGCCGCGACGACGATGTGGCGGAAGGCGTCGCCGAGACGCAGGGCGCCTTGGCCGAGGGTCGCGATGATGTCGGCGTTGCGGGACCCGACTCGCTCGAGGTCACGCCCGAACGCGGGACTGCCGATGAGGTCGCCGGCCTGGCGAGCGAGGTCGCCGATGACGGAGGCGGTCTGGCCGACGACGGTCTTGACCGAGTCGAAGTTCCTCACCGCGGACTCCAGCCCCGCCGTGGCGCCCGGGAAGATGCCGGCGGCCGCGGTCTCGCGAAGGTCGTCGAGCTTGGGCTTGAGCGCGATGAGGGTCCGGACGAAGGCCTGCGCCGGCCCGGGCAGCGAGTCGAACGCCTCGCTGAGGTGTGCGGCGCCGGTGGCGGCGGCCGCGGAGCTCTCAGCCTGAGCAAGCTCGGCGTCGCGGACATCGCGAATCGCGCGGGCGACGTCCTGGTGGGAACGCGTGAGGTCGCGTGCCGCCTCGACGCTGTCGCGGCGCGCGTCCTTGACGCCCTGCTCGGCGTCCCGGACACGCCGGTTGGCGTCAACGATGTCCTGCAACGCGCCGACGACCGCGTCGGAGCCCTCCACACCCTTCTTCTCAGCGGCGGTGAGGTCCTCCTGGTCGCGCTTGTGGTCGCGGATGGACTCGGCGAGCGTGTTCTCGGCTTCGGCGACGTTCAGGCGCGCCTTGGCGAGGTCGTCGGCGCTTGCCGGCTGCTCGAGGGTGTCGAGGTCCTTCTGGGCGCCGGCGGCCTCGCGGCGAGCGTCGTTGACGCGCTCCTCGGCCTCGGCGACCGTGATCCGGGCGTCGGCGATCTTCTTCTGATCGGGGCCCTTCTCGAGCTCGGCGAGCGCGGCCTGGGCCTTCGCGGTGTCGTTGGTCGCGTCCTTGACGCGGTCCTCGGCGTCGGCGACGTCGAGGCGTGCCCGGGCCTTGTCCTCGTCGCTCGAGGCTGAGTCGTCGAGGACAGCCTGGGCGTCCTTGCGCGTCTGCGTGAGGTCCAGCGTTGCGCGCTGCTCGGCGCGCTGCGCGTCGCCGAGCTTGTCGTGTGCGTCGGCGACGTCGGTAGCGGTGGGTCCGGCCTCGGCCGCAGCAAGCGCATCGCGGGCATCCTGCAGCGCCTGGGTGGCGCGCGTCTCGGACGTGACGGACTCGGTGACCCGGTCGTGAGCCGCTGCGACGTCGTCGGCGGAAGCGCCGGCCTCGAGGCGCTCGAGCTCGGCGCGGGCGTCGTGAAGGGTCTGCGTTGCGCGGGCCTCTGCCAGCGCGCTGTCGGTGACAGCGCTGCGTAGGTCTTCGAGTTCGCGGCGGGCGCGGGCTCGGGCGTCTGTGAGCCCGGCGACGGCTCGCGTCGCGTCGCGCTCAGCATCGGCCAGAGACTCGCTGGCGGCCTTCTCGGCCCGATGAGCTTCGGCGACGCGGAGGCCGGCCGCGCGCACCTGGTCCTTGGCGTTGGTGACGCCGAGCTCGGCGGTCTCGATCGCCTTCGCGGCAGCGCGTTCGGCCGAGGCGGTGTTTCCCGCTCCGGTCGCGGTGGCGGCGTGGGCCTTGACCTGTTCCTTGAGCGCGTCGCCGAGCCCCCATGTCGCGAGCGCGAACGTGCCGGCGCCCTGGGCGGCCGCGGTCAGCCCGACACCCGCCGCAGCGGCGACGCCGGCGACCGGCGCCAGCGCGCTCGTGACGGCGATCGCGCCGCCGGCAGCAGCGCTCAGGCCTTGGGCTACGAGGCCGATCCCGGTGATGAGCGCCGCGGGCTTGACGAGATGCACGGCCCGGCCGAAGCCGCCCATGCCGCCGGTGGACACGCGCAGCGAGCTATCGAGGTCCAGGAGGCTGCGGGTGAGGCCATGCGTGTCGCGCTCGCTGCCCTGACGGGCGCTGGCGACCTTGCGTTCAGCTGCCTCGACGCGGCTGTTGGACTGGGTGACGTTCAGCCGGGCGCGCTCGAGGGCAACCTCGGCGCGTTGGGCTTGGGTGCTGTCGTCGCCGTGGCGCTTCCTGACGGCTGAGAGCTTGGCCTCTGCCTCACTGACCTTGAGGGTTGCGTCCTTGGCCTTGAGCGTCTGGTCGGCCAGGGACCGCTCAGCGGCAGCCAGGTGCTGGCTGGCGTCGGCGACGCCGCGCATGGAGTCTCTGGCGCGGTCGAGCCCGGGGGTCAGCCCGCGCGAGAACGAGTCGCCGATGCTCTTCGACTTCGCGGCGAATGGCCCCGACAGGGACGCGAGTTGCCGGTTCAGCGGAGAGAAGTCGCCTTCGATCTCCACGTACGCCGTACCGACACGAGCCCCCAGAGCCATCGCTACATCACCTCCTCATGCGGTTGAAGAACCGGTTCGCGGCCGCGAGGTCGATCTCGGCCGCGGCGCGGCCGTGCTCATCGCGCGGGCGCCGTGGCGCGGCTCTCTGTACTGCGGTGCGTGGTGCACTGGGCCGGTCGGGGTGGTGGAGGTCCACGATCGACTCGGGGAACCTCGGCTTCTTGACCGGCCCCTGGGAGACGGCGAACATGATCCGCCGGCCCCACGCGTCCACGACCTCGCTGACCGTCGCGAGCAGTTCGTCTTGCTGCGACCACTTCGGCTTCTCGTCGCGCCACACCGCCGCCTCGGCCGGCAGTCCCTTGATGAGGGCCAGCAGCCGTCGGCAGCCGGTGCAGCGGAACTCGGTCCTGAGGTCGAGCTTGTAGAACCGCTGGAAGTCGGCCTCGACGAGCGCCCAGCGGGCGGTCAGGAACTCGGCGAGGCCGGTGATTCCCCCTCGGACATCCCGTACACCTTGGACGCGCCCGTGACGAGGGCGGTGAGGTCGTCCATCGACGGCTTCCAGGCGAAGAACGCATCCGCGTCCTCGCCGAGGAGTGCAACGACGCACGCCCGCAGGTTGCCCTCGGCGGCGTACAGCGCGAAGTCCGCGGGCAACTCCACGGGCAGAGTAAACGTGTCCCCGCCGAACACGAGCGAGACGGGCTCGCTCGCGGACTCCGCGCGCGCGGCCCGGGCGCCGTCGAGGTCGATCTCACGGGGCGAAGGCGCTGCGGCCTTCGCCCCGTTCTTGGACGCTGCGGTGGCGGTGCTCACGATGCGATCGGGTCCCCGAAGTTCGGGTCGTTCGTCAGGAGGTATGCGGGCGAGCTCGCGTCGTCTGGCGCGAGCGCCTTGAAGCTCACCGGGAGCACCGCGAGGGCGCCGCGGACGAGCTGGGTCTCCGTGCTCTCCGTGACGTTGCCGCGCGGGATGCACAGCCGGTAGCGCTTGCTGCCGTCGCGCCAGTCGGCGATCAGCGAGTTCTCGGCGAGCTGGTCCTCGGGGGCGAGGAAGTCGTAGCGGTACATGCCGCCGCCGAGGTCGGTGATCTCGCCGCCGCCGAACGCGAACGCGAAGTTCTCAGCGTTCCACTGCTCGAGCTGGAAGGCGAGCGTGACCTCCTCGCTGGTCAGCTCGCGACGCACCGGCGTGCGCGACTGCCAGGCACCGAAGTCCTGGATCTCCGGGGTGCGGGTGAGCGTGACGCCATCCTCGGTGGTGAACCCGAGCTGCACGAAGTGCGGCGACGGCGCGGCGACTGCGGTCGTGGGAAGCGTCGCCCCGACGGGGCCGACGTAGATGTCACCGGTGCCCGCAACGACGAGCTCGGTGGCGTCCTGCGATGCCATGGTGAGTGCCTCCTGATCGGGGGTGATGGGTCCTGCCGAGACCGCGACCCCCGACGGGGGCTAGGTCAAGATGGGAAGTCCGGCTCGGGTTAGAGCTGGGCGATGTCGAGCCGGAGGCCGGCGGCGAGCACGCCGCGGCGCAGGGGGGCGTAGGGCGGATTGTTCTTGCTGCCCCACTCAACTAGGTGACCGAAAGGATCGGTAGCGACGGCTGCGTTCCCGATGGCCTCGAGGTGGCGGCCGTAGTAGCCGGTGACGTGTGGCGCGGCGGCGTCAGCGGCGACGACGACGAGCTCGGCGACGGTGTGCATGCCGGCCTGGTAGGACGGCTGCCGCCGGATCTGTCCCTCGAAGTTGTGGTCGGCCCGGAACCGTGTGGCCATCAGGCGGGGTGCAGCACGAGTTGCGTCTCGACGATGTAACGCTCCCGCGCGGGCGTGAACGTCGTATCGGGCAGTCGCCGCCAGCTCGAGCGCGCGGAGCTCACGAAGGCTCCGGGCGTGCTCGCGCCGGGCATCGCGTTGAGCGCCTCGACGACGGCGACCGCCATGCCGTTCGCGTCACCTTGGCCACCGGCGCCCTCGCCGGCGTAGCAGTCGATCTGCACGAGCGTGTTGATGAGGTGAAGGGCCCTCGATCGCGGTGCCTGCCGGCCGTCGATGAGCTGGACGCGCAGCCACGCCGACGCGGTGGAGGACGGTGTCCGCGGCACGATCCGGTCAGCCCACTGGGCGAGGAGGGGATGGTCGCGGAGGTAGGCGCTGATGATCCGCTCGGTGTCGACCATCAGGACCCCGCGGTGCCTTCGGTGCGCACGACGGTCGCTTCGATGTGCGACTCCTGGCCGGTGCGCGGGTTACGCGCAGGCCACGGCTGGCCGTCGACCTCGAACGTCTCGGTCTCGACGATCACGCGGTCGCCGGCGTCGATCTGGGTGCCGGCGGGCAGGAAGAGCGTCCAGCGCGTCGCGACGACCTCCTGGTCGGTCTCGCTGCGCTGTGCCTGCTGCAGCTCACAGACGGTGTCGGTGCGGGTCTCGGCGATGAGCTCGCCGCCGTACTCGTCGACGGTGCCGTCGGCGACCTGGCCGACGATCGTGCAGGGGCGGTTCAGGAGCAGGGAGAGAGACATGGGACCTCCGCGAGCAATGCCTTCATCTCGGGCTTCCTGCGGGCGGCGAGGGCGTAGCGTCGGCGCAGGGCCTCGCCCTTCGGGTTGCCCATCTTCCGGGTCCGCCGGGGTTGCGGCGGGTGCCAGAGGTGGTAGAGCGGGTCGAGGCCGCGCCAGGGCCGGCCGAGCATGGTCTGCAGTGCCACGCCCCAGGCCTCGTCTTCTTGGCCCCAGCCGACGAAGCGTGGGTCCATGGGGACCGTCTCGAGGGCGTCGATGCTGAGGACGGTGATGCCGCCGCCGGTGACGCCGCGGTAGGCGTCCTGCTCGACGGGGAGGCCGGCGGGGTCGTCGCCAGCAAGCAGCTGGTTGGTCGCCTGGGCGGTGAGCCGGTGCACCGCGTGGTGCGGGATGGCCCATGGCTGCCCGCGTAGGACGGCGGTGACGGCGGCGGACAGGCCGTCGCAGATGACGTCGGCGTCGGCGACGACGGTGACGCGCGCGCGGCGCTCGAGCGCCGGCGGCATGCACGCCGCGGCCTTGATCCACGGGCCCGGGGGGCACAGCGCCTCCAGGACCGTCCAGCCCGGGAAGCGTGTGGCGTACCAAGCGCGAGTCCAGTCCCAGGCGCGTTGGCGGGCGGGGTGCTCGTCCGGGCGCCACGGAACGACGACTACGACGTCAACGTCGGACACGCCGGCGCCGGGTCGTATACGAGGTCGGGGTTGCTCGCCGGGTCCTTCGCGAGCATGCCGTTCTCGAACCAGCGCCGCAGGCCGTCCTCGCCGAACTCGTCGAGGTGGCGGCCGTAGGCCCACATGTGCGCGCCGTGGGTCTCGGGGAGGCCGCTGTCGCGCAGCTGCGGCCAGGCGCCCTTCACGCGCTTGATGAACTGCTCGGGCGACCGATAGGGGTAGTGGTGGCTTTCGAGCAGCCCGTTCACGGCGGCGGGGTGGCGCTCGCCGGCGTAGCTGGCGCTGTGGTTGCCGTGACCGATCGCCAAGTCGTCGCGGAGGCGGCAGGCGACCTTGACGAGGGGCAGCATCTCGGCGTTGCGCCAGCCCATGCGGTGGATTGGGTCGGGGTCCTCGGGGTCATCAGCGGTCGATGCCGTGTGGTTCAGGTTCCTGGCGGGCGCGAGGAGGATGTGGTCGGGGAGATCGGCGAGCGCGTCGGCGATCCGGGTGTCGCTGGCGTACCAGACCTCGTCGATGTCGAAGAACACGCCCCAGGTGGCACCCATCTCCCGGGCGAGGTGGCCGTAGGCGGTCATGACGTCGCGCTGAGCGACCGACGGCGCGTCGTCCCAAAGGACGGTGATCGGGAGGCCCTTGGCGCCGAGCTCGAGGAGGATCTCGCCGGTGCCGTCGTCGCTGTTGTCGCCGATGATGACGTGGTCGACCTGGGCGCACATGCGGCGGATCGACGACTCGATGATGTCGGCCTCGTTGTACGAACGGGTGATGCCGAAGATCTCGCCCATCTAGTAGCCCCTCCCTGCGCGGATCGCGCCGATGTGCTCGCACCACTCTTCGCCCTGACCCCAGTAGGCGGCGCGATAGGTGTCGTCGGAGCGCATGAGCTCTCCGCCGAAGATGCCCTCGGAGTGCGGGACGTTCGGCCAGCCGCGCTCGAGGACCCAGCGTGGCCACAGCGACGGGTTTGTCGTGTTCGGCCGGCGGTGCTCGAGCCAGCGGTGGTTGCCGTCGGTGACGGCGGTGAGCTGGGCGGCGATCAGGTTGTAGATGCTGCCCGCGGCGCGCTCCTCGTCATTCCACGGCTGGCGCAGGAGCGCCATCTGCGTGAGGTACGGCCGGGCGGTGAGCACCCCCACCATGTCGGCAATCGGGATCGGCCGGTCGAACGTGAAGTCAGCCTCGAAGTGCCAGACGAAGTCGGCGTCGGTCTCGAGGACCTGCCGCCACCCCTCGATCACGGCGCCCGTGAACCCGAGCTCGTGTGAGGGATCGTCGATGAAGACGTGATGGTCGAACCGCGGGAGGTGCTGCAGCGCGGACCGGAAGGCCTGGTGGTGGTACTCGTGGCGCCCGTCGCTGATCGCCAGCAGGCAGACGCTCACTCGTCCTCGTCCTCGTCGTCGGTCTCCACGGTGAACCGGCGCATCTGGTCGCGGGCCATGTCGGCGCTCGCCTGGAGCATCCCGGCCGCGGTCCACGCCATCGGGTTGTCGTTGCCGTCATGGCCCCCGCCGGCGCGGTGCGCGAGGTAGCGCGTGTCGTTGGGCCCGGCGACGTCGATGGTCAACACCCAGCAGATCGCGATCTCGCCATCGTCGAGGAGGCCGCCGATGGCCTCGTGCACCTGGCGCTGGGCGTCCTTGTTCTCGGCGTTCACGCCGCTGCCGCCCCTTGGAGGTTCGCGGCGACGATGGCGTAGTGCACGCGATTCTTCTCCACCATGGACGGCCCCCGGTTGCGACTATCGGGCCTTGCGAAGGCGCGGTAGACCGCGCTGGGAATGGCCTCGACGGTTGCGCCAGTGAGCAGCGCACGCATCCAGAGATCGAAGTCCTCGTACATCGGCCAGTCCCGCCAGCCGCCGATGTCACGGAGGAGTTGCGTCCGGGCCATGGTGCCGACGACCAGCCAGTTGCCAGCGCCGCTCGCGATGCAATCGCCGGTGCAGTCGTGAGTGTGGCCGGCGACCTTCGGGACGTAGGGGGTGTGCTGTCGTGGACCGCGCACGTAGCGGACGGCCGGCGCGCGGAGATCCGCCGTCCCGCATGCCATGTGGTCGAGATAGCCGGGCTCGAGCTCGTCGTCGGCGTCGAGGTGCACGACCCACTCGGTACCGACCAGGTCGAGGGCGGCGTTGCGCGCGTCGTGGAGCGTCTCGTCATGCACGTGGACGACGGGGACGCCGAGGGCCTCGGCGGACGGAATCGCGCGCGCTTGGGCGAGGTCGGCCCAGGAGGAGTCGCCGAACGTCGCGACGGCGATGGTGGCGTCGATGCTCACGCTGCGGTGCTCCAGAGGCGGGAGCGGGCGTAGAAGAGCCGCATGTCGTGGCGGAACCGTGCGCGGCCGCGCTGGTAGGTGTCGTCGTCCTGCGCGGCGCCGTTCATCCAGTGGAGGTGGCGGACGTGCGCGCGGTCGGCGTAGGCGTACATGCCGCGTCGTGTAGCGGTGGCGATGAGCTCGTCGTCGACGGCGGAGTGGTGGTAGGCCTCACAGAGGGGTCCGGGACGTCCGTCGATCGTCGGAAGCTCGGCGGCGGCGCGCGTGAGGAGGAAGTGCGTCGCGTGCGTTGGCCGGCGGGGCCGCTCGATGAGGTCGTTGAGCCCGACGACCTCGATGCCGTCGGTCATCGCGTTCAGAGCTTCGGTCAGCCAGCCGGGCTGGAACTCGAGGTCGTCGGCGCCGAGCATCACGAGCGGCTCGCTGGTCGCGCGGACGCCGGCGTTGATCTTCGTGGCGTATCCGCCGTCGACGATGAGGACCTCGGCGCCGGTCGCGCGGCTGGCCTGTTGCTGGGCGGCGTCGTCGGTGTCACAGACGAAGACGATGCGCGGTGCCGGTGTGGTTGCGGTGATCGACTGCACGAGCGGCGCGGCGCGGTGTGGCCGGCCTAGGACGGGGACGATGATCGCGACGCTCATGCCTCGTCGAACCACCACGCGAACGGGACGCGGTCGAGGAGGAGGTCCTGGGTGACGGACTTGACGCGCACCGACCCGGAGGCGGAGCCGTAGACGGCGCGGCGGCAGCGGAGCTCCTCGCGGTCGGTGAGCGTGATGCCGGCGGCCGCGGGGTCGAAGTTCGCGTGGAAGCTCTCGCTGACCTCGTACTGGCCCAGGCGCTCGGACCGCGACCGTGCGCCGGAGGGGTTGGACATGATCCGCACGGCGATCTCGATGCAGGTGATCTGCAGCGCCGCCGGTACGGGATCGAGCTCGTCGGCCCAGGTGTCGTCCTTGTCGCATGCGGCGGCGATCGCGAGCTGCGCGAGCCCGAGCAGCGCGGTGGCTTGGGTGGTCTCTGCCTCGGTGAAGGTGCGCCCGAGGCGCTGCGCGAGCTGCTCGACGGTGGCGAAGGCCATGGGCGCCTCCTACGGGCGGTCGTGCACGCGAACGAAGCCGCGGGCGAGCGTGAGGGCGCGCCCGGACTTCGCGGCGCTCAGGACGTAGCGGCCCTCGCCGCGCTCGAGGCTGCTGGTCTGCGCGGCGGTGATCTCGACACCGATCTGCTGGACTTCGCCATCGGCGTCGAGGACCTCGCCGGTCACAGCGACGGTGATGCCGGGCGTGGGTCCGGAGAGCAGGAGCGTGACGGTCGCGGCGTCGATGCTCGGCCAGCCGGCGTCGGCGTAGAAGATGAACGACCGGTCGTCGGCGGCGCGGTAGTCGTCGCCGCGGATGAGGTTCAGGATCGGGCCGGCGGGCAGCGGCGGGCCCTGCGCCTGGACGGTGATGGGCTGGTCGTCGGGATCCTCGCCGGTGACAAGGAGGTCCTCGTCGGCGAGGGTGCCGGCGCCGTCGTCCCAGACGATGAGGTAGCGGCCGGGCTCGGCCGGCGCGGTGAGGTGCGCGGCGTAGATGCCGGATCCGGCGGGGGTCTCGGTGATCCCGCTGGTCGTCTCGGCGACCTCGACACTAGTGCCGTCGAGGATCTGGACGCTGATGTCGCCGACGAGCCCACTGGCGGTGGGGCTGGTGTAGGCGTAGAAGCTGGCGGACGGCGCGACTCGGATCATGTGGTCCCCTCGTGCGTACGTCGCGGATCCCAGAGGTTCACACGCCCACCGAGCTGGACGGCGCGCTCGGTGACGATGAGCTCCTCGTCGGCGCAGCGACCATCGCCGGCCGTGAAGACGATGAGGTAGCGGCCGGGGTCGGCGGGGGCGGTGAGCAGCGCGGCGTAGCGGCCAGAGCCGACCGGTACCTCGACGAGGTCATCGCCGGTCGGGCCGTAGACGCCGGTCGGGCCGTCGAGGATCTGGACGGTCATCGTGGGCGCGAGCCCGGTCTGGATCTGCGACGTGTATGCGTACAGCTCGCTGCCGGGAGCCGCTTCGATGCTCATATGCCTCAGCGCGTGACGCCCGTCAGCGGCCCAACCCAGAGGGCCTTGAAGAGAGCGGTGGCATCCCGGACGAGGTTCGCCTCCTGGGCCTTGGTGACGGTCACGGGGTCGCCGAAGAGGACGCGGTTGCCCGCGCGGTCTCCGATGAACGCGCCCTTGCGCTGCAGCGCGTCGGCAACGACGAGACCCTCCCTGGTCTGGAGACCTATCTTGGTGATGTCGACGCCCTCGGGGATCGCGCCGAACGTCCCCATCGGGTTCAGGCCGCCGTAGTCGCCGGCGCCGGCATCCTGGCTGCGCGCCGGAGGGATCGGTCCGAGTCGCAGTAGAGAGCCAGGGACGGCGAGGCACAGGGCGGTGTCGATGCGGCCGTCGGCGAGGTCGTCGCCGAAGATGAGGCCGGCGGCGTAGTGCCAGTCGGCGGCGCGCATGCCGCCCTGCATGCCCGTGTCCTGGCCGAGGACGCCGATGTAGGCGCTCGCTGCGCGGCCGCCGTTCCACTGCCAGGCATCGAGAAGGAGGCGCTTGATCGGGTCGGCGGCGGCGAACGCACCGTCGGTGCCGTGCGCGGCGGTGGCGCCGGCGGGGATGTGGAGGCTCTCGGTGCGGTTCAGGTCGCTGGCGGACGGGGCGATGAGCGGGTCGGTGCTCTTGCCGACCCAGACGGGGATGCCGTAGCCGTTGGAGCAGTTGAACGTGGCGGAGCCGTGCAGCTGCGCGGCGCGCGCGTCGTTGACGAGGGCGGCCTGCAGCCCGTCGGGAATGTCCCGGGTCCAGTAGGAGCCCGGCGCCCACCACGGCCGCTTGCTCGTCGACGGGATGCTCGGCGGCGTGACGACCGGCGGCGTGACGACCGGCGGGGCGCCGGGTACGGGTGTCGAGCTCGGCCGCAGGCCTGCCCGGACGTTGATCGTGTCCTGCGCGAGGAGCGTTCCGCCGGCCTTGTCGAGCACCCGGACCTTGAGCGGCTCGCCGTCCTCGGCGTCGGTGATGACGTACTCGTCGTCGTGGTCGCTTCGGACTAGGCCGAGGTTGTCCCACTCGAAGTAGAGGGCCCCGCCCGGTGAGCCGGTGACGACGGCCTTGACGATGTCGCCGATGTAGGCACCGTGCACGTCGTCGGTGTCGGTGACCGTCGACAGGTCCTCTTTGTGGCGAATGTCGACGGTGACCGTCGCAGGAGGCTCCGCCGGGGGGTCGGGGACAGCGGGAACGTGGACGGCGTCAGAGAACGGGCCGCGTGCGAAGACGTTGTAGGTGTGCCCGGGCTGCGCCGGATAGGTCGTGACGGCCGCCGCGACACGGACGAGCGCCGCGCGGCCGGCGGCATCGGTGTCGACGAGGACGTAGCCGGACGCACCCGTGACCCGGGTCCACGTGAGCGTGGTGGCGGTGAGCTTCAACGTCGGGGTGCCAATCGAAGCCATGAGTAGTCCTCCCGGGCCGGGGGATCGAAGAGTGCTGCGAGAACGGGCGCCTAACGGGCGCCCAGGGACCGTCGGAGCCTCACGCAAAGCAGGTGTGCCGTCCTGTCCAACCGACCAGTACGGCAGGTCCAACACAGAGCAAGGTCGATAGCAGAACGCGGCTCTGCGCTTTACAGTCCCGCGCGATGAAAGCCGACCCGCGGGCTGGACGACCACTGCTGCCATCCACCAGGCACCGACGCGACATCCAAGGGATGCGCGCCGTAGCCGTGCTGCTCGTCGCGCTCAACCACGCCGGCATCGGATTTCTTTCGGGCGGCTACATCGGCGTGGACGTGTTCTTCGTCCTGTCCGGCTACCTCATCACCGGGGTGCTGCTCTCCGGAGCGGCGCAACGCAGCCGAATCTCTCTGGCCGAGTTCTACGCTCGGCGCGCAAAGCGCATACTCCCGGCCGCGACCCTCACCCTCGCTGCCACCGCAATCGCGGCCTACCAGATGCTGAACATCGTCCGCGCCCATCAGGTGCTGACCGACACGCTCTGGGCATCGGTGTTCGGCGCCAACGTGCACTTCGCGCACATGGGCACCGACTATTTCGCGCAGGGCCAGCCCGAATCCCCGGTCCGCCACTTCTGGTCCCTCGCGGTCGAGGAGCAGTTCTATGTCGTGTGGCCAACGCTCGTTGCTGTCGTCGTGTTCGGGACCGGCCTGATCCGAATCGGCCGTCGCCGTCGGATGCGGCCGCGCCCCCCGTTGACCGGCCGCGGACTTGACCGCCTCTTCGTGCTCATCGCGATCATCGCCGCGGTATCGCTGTACTGGTCGATCCACCAGACGAAGACAAGCCCCACGGTGGCGTACTTCTCGACGTTTACGCGGGCGTGGGAGCTCGCGCTCGGTGCAGGTCTCGCCGTGACCGCTCGCCACCTCACGAGGGTCCCGGCACTCATCCGTGTCGGGATGGGATGGGCGGGTCTCGCCGCCATCGTGGTCGCCGCGGTCGAGTTCGATGCGACGACACCGTTCCCTGGCTCGGCCGCGTTGGTCCCGACGATCGGCGCGGCGCTGCTGATCGTTGCAGGGATGCCCGCGCAGACCCCGTTCGCTGGAGTCGGCCGCCTGCTCAGCATCGCGCCGATGCGGTTTATCGGCGACATCTCCTACACCTTCTATCTGTGGCACTGGCCCGTTCTGGCACTCGCCGCAGAACAGCACGGCAGCGACCTGAGCGTCGGCACCAACATCCTGCTGCTTGCCGCTGCGCTCGCGCTCTCGGCTGGCACCTACTACCTGTTTGAGAACCCGATCCGTCGCAGCGAACGAATCTCGACCCAGCCCGCACTCGTGATGTGGCTCGCGTCACCGGTCATCGTCGCCGCGGTCGTGATCTTTGCTCAGCAAGCGATCGACGGAAAGGTGCTGTCAGCCGTCAACGGCGAGGTCGCCGCCGCCGCCGCGCGAGCACCCAGCCTTCTCACCCCCGCTGCCCCGGAGACGCCTGCGCAGAAACGCTACCGGTTGCAGCAGCAGGCATTGATCGAGCAGCTCGCCGCGACCGGAAAGCCGCTTCCGTCGGTCATGGCTGCGGATCTCGCTGCGACGGCAAATCGGGTGATCCCGGCGGGCCTGACGCCCTCACCAGCGACAGGCGACCTGGCAAAAGACATCTACAAACTCCCGCCCGAATGCACCGCTGGCGAACGGCAGACGACCAACCAGCTCTGCAAGATGGGTGACACAGCCGCGTCGCGGACGATGGTGGTGTTCGGCGACTCTCATGCCCAGATGTGGATGCCCGCGATCATGAGCACCGCCAGGCGCGAGCATTGGACGGTGATCCCCGTCATCAAGGTCTCGTGCACCATCAGGATGTGGGGCGGCGATCACCCCAAGCCCGGATGCACCGCCTGGTACAAGTGGGCGACTGGCCAGGCCGCGAAGCTGCGTCCCGATCTCACGATCATCGCCGGTCGTTACCTGAACGAGGTTCCCGGGGTGCCACCTGCCATGGCCTCGGTTACGTCTGCGCTGGGGGCACTGATTCCCAAGCTTGAGCTGTCGTCGAAGCGGGTCGTGGTCATGGGCGACGTGTTCGGCGAGCAGCAGTTGCCCGTCGACTGCCTACTCCGCAGCCATTCGAAGTTGGGGGATTGCAGTTCGCCCTACGATTCCGCTCGCATCCTGGTCACGCAGACCGTTGCCCAGCTCGCCAAGGCGCACGGGGCGGGGTTCATCAACCCGACCGGCTGGTTCTGCGGACAGCGGACATGCCCAGTAGTGATCGGCCGCACCGTCGCTTACTTCGACAACAGCCACATCACCAAGACATACGGCGCAGAGCTCGCAGCCCCGTTCGACGCAGCATTCCGAGCCGCTATCAAGCAGTGAACACGGCGTACGGCCCGGCGCTGGTGTTCGAAACCGACGCGCCGGAGATCGTGCCACCATCGGCCGGTAGATCGGCCTGCGACGCGACGAATCCCGAGAGTCGAGGCCGGCCCGCGCTGCCTGCGGCCTGCGCAGCGGCTTATGGCAGCGCGACCACGTACGGAAAGTTGTTCGTCGCCGTCGAACCAGACACGGTCGCCGCCGAGATCGAGGACGGCACGTCCGCTTGGCCAGTCAACGCCAACGTCAAACGAGGGGTCCGCGACGCCGCCTCAGCAGACGGAGGAATAGCGCCCGACACCTGGGGTGCCGTCGCAGCCGTCACAACCAGAAGCCCGGCCGCGTACACCTTCCCCGAGTACTTCTTGAACGCCGCAGTCAAGTCGACGGTGTAACCGGTGCTGGCGGCCACCAGCGACCCTGTCGAGTTTGCGGTCACACCGACGAGGTTCAGGCTGCCATCGGAGAGGACTTCGTAGATGCAGAACTTCAGCAGCGACGGGGTCGCGCCTGCCGGGGTTGACCCGGTGTGGACCCGCAGCTTCCCGATCTGCTCCGTTTTCCGCGCCTGGAAGTAGCCGAGCCGCAACGCCTGGCTGGTCATCGTGACCGTCGTCTGCGCCTGGAACCGGGGAATGTTTGCCTCCCCCGACGAGAGAGCCATCCCGTCCGGGTTCACCAGGGTGTCCGGGGGCCAATGCCCCGACTTCGTCTGCACCGACCGAGGGATGTCCACACCGATGACCGAGTCCCGCAGCAAGACCGCATCCGCGAGCCCGTTGGTCTGCGTCGAAGTGACGCGGACGCCAACGCCGAAGAACGACACCTGCGGTCGACGGTCGTCGCTGGCCTTGATCAGGATCGCGGGCCCGGGGGCGTCGGTCGGGTTGCTCGTCCCGGAGCTGATGTGCGTGACCCCGTTGATCACGACCGGCGTGTAGTTGCAGTTCTCGAGGATGATCGCCGACTCCTGGGCACCCGACGCGACCCTGGCGAGAGGACGGACGGTGCCCTTCTCAGACTTCAGGTTCGTGATCACCACGTTCCCGGCGTTGCCCTGATCATGGATGCGCAGGAGTCCTTCGCCATTGCCGTCGCCGGTGCAGTTCAGGAAGTGCATCGACTGCTGGTTGCCACCGCCAACCCCAGAGTCGGACGCGGGCGCGGCCCCAACGTTGATCCCGTAGCGGCCGTTGTAGAACGGTCGCAAGCGATCCACGAACAGCGGGATGCCGCCGGCCGGGAGTTCGAAGCCGTCGTCGTAGAACTGGATGGCGTGGATGTCGGCGAAGAACGCTCCGTCCTGCGGGCAGACGGCGTTGCCGTCCACGTCGCGCATCACGAACCCGCCGCCCCCGGTGTAGGTCTTGCCGCCCACCGCCGGGGGACCGAGGAGCGTGACCTGACGAATCGAACCCGGGCCGTAGAAGCGCGTCGTGCCGTCGTAGTAGCTGACGGCGAACCTGAGGAGGTCTTTGTTGGATCCGGGGATTTGAGCGATCGTGGTGCCCGAGTTGCCTTGGACGTCGGAGATGCTGCCGTTGGTTGACCCGTACTGGATGCCCCAGCCGTCGCCCGCCAACCAGAGGCCGGTCGGATAGATGAGCTGCGACACAAAGTGCGTGCCCGGCAGCACGCACCAACGGCCGGTGACGTTGAACGCCGCCGCCGCATTGAGAGCCGCTTGCAAGGCGGCCGTCTCGTCCCACCCGTAGACCATGCGCTGGTTGGTCGTGGTCGACGGGCACGGCGCGGGCGTGACCCCATCGGCAGGGTCAACCATCGTCGCTACGCCGTTACTGACCGAGGCGATCTTCGCGAAGTACCTCGGATCGGTCCCGACGTTCTGGTTGACGATCACCAGTTTGCCGACGTCGCTGGACTGGAACGGCGTGACCGTGTTGGACAGCACCGGCTGCCCCGACGTCATCACCGTGCCCAAGGATGTCTTCCATGGCTCCACGCCATCCCAGTCACGGAGGTCGACGCACGGCGGGTCTTGCCAGTGTGGCGCCGTGCCCTTCCACCGCAGGCGACGGCGATCCACCTGGCCGGCGATGTCGATCGCGCTTCCCACCAAGCCCGAGGAGAATCTAATTGGCATAGCAACCTTTCAACAACGTTCAGCCGCTGATCGTTGACTGGACGGTCCGCAGGTACGGCAGGCAATCCGTGACGCCCTGGTCGATCGCCGTGGCCTCCGAAGAAGTGATGTTGTCCTCGGCACGCACAGTCATCTTCGACCCACCATCACCAGCGGAGAACGTGTCCCACACGATCAGCCCGTAGCGCATCACCGCGCGGGCGACCTTTCCGCGCACACCCGACTGGGTCTGGAGGTTCGTCGGGAGGTTCGGGGCGCCGAACCGGCGGCCGTACTCGATGGAGCCGCCCCACGGGTTGCCGCCGTAGCCGTCGATCGACCGGGCCGGCGGCACGAACACGTTGTCCATGATCTCGACCGCGAGAGTGATGCCGATGATGTGCTCGATCTCCGCCACGGTCGACGCGAGCTCGAACTTGCGGATGATCCCGACGAGATATGAGAAGTCTGCGGCGGGCATCCCGCCGTTGAACCCGGTGCCCGTCAGCGACTGCGACTGATAGGAGCGGGCGGTGATGTTGCCGTTGTTGTCCTGGGTTGCACTCCACGCCTCGTGCACGATCAGGTTGACCATGTCGACGATGAGGATCGATCCGTCCGTATCGGACTGGGGGCGGGCGATCGACGGCATGTGACAGGACCCCGACCCATCCGGGGCGGTGATTGTCCTGACCGGATCGGAGGCGGTGCCCTTGAACGCGGTCGCAGACCAGTTCTGGTAGGCCACATCGGGGCTGCGCGACCGGATCGTCGTGGTCCGCACGTCGGAGTCGGCGTAGTAGGTGACGCTCTGCTCGGCGAGGGTGCGCCTCGCCGGCGACGATGCGCTCCAGGGGTATTCGAACGTCCCATATGTGCGGCCGGTCGGCGGCGCGGCCGCCGGTGTCAGCGGGCTGGAGAAGGCATCGACGAACCCGGCCGCGTTCGTCCACCGGACCCGCAGCCGGATCGAGCGCCCGGCGACGGATGGGACGTAGGTGAGGTCCGTATCGAGCGGGATGACATCGGTGAAGCCCGACCCGGCGTTCTCCTGCCAGAACGAGGTCGCGGTCGCGCCGTTGGTGGCCGTGCCGAGCGTGCCCGTGTAGGGCTGGCCGACGACGCCCGGGCCGGAGATCGTCGGGGCCGTGGCGACCGTCGGCGGATCGACGGGCGGCGGCGTGACGACCTTTGGCTGAACGACCTTGCCGCCTATCGCGGCGACGGGGACCCCCTGGACGGTGACCTTGCAGCCGATCGTCTTGCCGACGTGCGCCGAGGTGAGCAGCAACGTCTGGGAGGTGGCACCCGGCAAGTCAATGTTGTCGGCCGTCCACTGATAGAGCGCGGCCGGGTTGAGGATCGGCTGCCCGCCAGCATCGCGCCACGCCCCAGAGCTACATGACAGCGTCGATCCGTCCTGGAAGGTGCCAGTGATCGCCGGCTTCGTTTCGTTCGTCGGCGGGCTCGTGACCGGCGGCACCGTGTCGTACGCGTACACCCTGACCGCGTAGAACGAGAACCCGAAGTTCTTGTCCGCCCGAGTATCCAACCTCAGCCGCACATACCTGACCGACGTTGGGATCAGCTCACCGGATACCCCGACAAACGGGATCACCCACGACGGCTGATACTGGGAGCTCGTGACCCCATAGCGCTCCGTGAACGACGTGCCGTTGGTGGAAATCATGACGGCCCACTGCGTCGCCCAGCTCGTGTACCAATCCACCTCGACGCGGACGACCTGATAGATCGCCCCCAGATCAATGGTGTAGGTCTGGTTGTCGGAGCCCCACGCGGTCGAGAACCGGGTTGCGGGGTCGCCGTCGACCGCCTTATCCGGCGTGAAGACGCCGGTGTTGTTCGCCGGCTTAACCGACGAGGCGGTCGCTGTCTTGCCCTGGGCGACCTCGATGATCCCCAGCGGAGGTGGATCGGGGTCCGGCGGCGTGACCACTACCAGGCTCGCCGCACGGCTCCGGCCGCCGCAGGCCGGTCGGGCCAGTCGCGCAGCGACGGCCATCGGTCAGCCCACCCGAATCGGCATCAACGACAGCCGGCGCCCGGACCATGTGCCAGTGCCGGTGCCGACGACCCGGTATTGGAGCTTGTGCGCTGCGGCGGTCAGCCCGTTGTGGCGGGCTTCGGCGGCCACCGTGGCCTCCTGGTTGTCGGCGGCGGCGTGCATGAACGGCTCCCACGCCGTCTCCCCGTCGAACGCCAAGGTCACGTACAAGCCGGCGACGCTGGCCTTCATGTCGGCCTGGACGCCGACCAGGTAGTCGCCTGCGAGCGGCAGGGTGATAGACGGCCCGACCGTGCCGAGATCGGTCGCCGACTCTGCTGACGTGGTCTGCTGCGTTGCGACCAGGGTGGTCAACGGCGCGCCGCCGAGGCACTCCCACTTGTATGAGCCGGTCGCCGCGGCACGGTACTTGAGGTGCCACTCCACGCCGTTGGTCGCGTCAGCGACGAAGTAGACCTCCTGCCCGTCGGTTGGGGAGCTGGGGAGACTCGTGACGGTGGGGATGCCCGAGTCGCTCGGACCGAGCAGGATCCGCCACAGGTTGGCGGTGGGCTGCCGGACCAGGAAGAGCGTGCAGTCCTGCGGGATGTACCGGAAACTCGCAGGGCGTAGGTCCACGCCCGGGCCCGGGGCGAGACGAACACCACCGGGGCCGTCGCAGGCGATCTGCACAGTGAACCCGGGGGCGTGGCCGGCGTCGGCGTTGATGATCGCGTCGCACTCGCTCGCCGAGTCGAAGCTCAAGCAGGTGTTGTGGTCGCTGGGCAGGACCTCGTAGTCGGTGGTCTTCGCCGCGAACGGCACGTACGTCGTGCCCGACGGCGCAGCGCCCGTTTCGACGTCGAGGTTGGTGCCATCGGGAGAGATGCACTCGACCCTGGTGCTCGTTCCTGGGTCGAGGTTGATGTCGACGACCTTGGTGTCGCCGGCGGCGATCAGAGTGACCTGGTGGCCACCGGTCCCGTTCTGGGCGAACGTCATGTCGAAGAGCGCGCCCTGCGAGAGGCCGGTGATCGTGAGCGTCAGGTCGGTGGTGAGGGTGCCGCCGAGCTTGGCGTCCTTACGGCCGGCGAGAGGCCACGTGAAGGTCGAACCGAAGACGCCACCTGGCGGTGTGTCCAACGGCACCGTCGGGGTACCGCCGCCGCCGCCGGTACCCGGGAAGGTTGCTGTCATCGCGTGCTCCTTTCGCCAAGCAAGGAGGCCTCACGCGCCCAGCGCTGGGCGCGCGGCGCGTGAGGCACTGCGTCTCGTGGTGGCTTAGGAGCCCTGGCCGAAGTTCAGCTGCACGCAGCCCTCCGGCCGGGTGGCCTTGACGCCGTACAGGACGTCCACGGTCACCTGGTCCTGCTTGGCGTCGTGGTCGTAGCTGTAGATGACGCGCAGCGACAGGCTCTTGTAGTTCGCGACCGAGTACTGGTCCGACGGGATGCCCCGCGGCTGCTGCAGCGGGCGGGCGGCGAGCACCAGCGCGGACTGGTGGAACGCGAGACCGTCGGCCTCGCCGCGGTCACCGGGGCCGTAGCCGAACGTCTGCGACCCGTAGGTCGCGAACCCGAACGCGCGGCCGATGATGGCCTCACGGAGTGCGTCCGTGCTGCCAGCGTGGTCGGCCTGCAGGAACGTCAGGTCGCCCAGCGCAGAGGTCTCCGCCTCCGGCGAGAGAACCGCGTAGCGGTCGGTCACCGGCAGCTTGTTGCGCTGCAGCTTCTCGCGCGCCTTCCGGAACACCCAGTTGGGGTCGTTGCTGGCGATGGTGACCGTCCCGCCGCCTCCGGCGCCCTCGGCGGCGTCGATGCCAGCCTCGGCGAGATCAGCGTCGATCTTCTGTGCGAGCGCCTCCATCGCCGGGTTGAGCAGCTGCTGCTGGAAGTCGCTGATCTCCAGCGTCATCTGCTCGTCGGTGACGTGGAACGGGACGTGCGCGAGCTTGTCGAGCGTGAGGGTCGTCGAGTCCTCGGTCGCGTCCTGCCACGACGTCGTGCGGGTGCTGCGGTTGAACTCGGTGGCGGTGAACACGGCCGGCTTGCGGATCGTGATCGTGTCGCCCTGCTTGCCGCGGAAGTCCGCGTCGAAGTCCCGCCAGACGAGGCCGGCCAGGAGGATGGCGTTGTAGAGCGTTGCGATGCCGCGCGCCGCGATGACGGTCGGCTTGATGAAGGTGTTCGCCACGGCGACCACGCCTCTCTTTCTTGATGGGTGAAGGTGGCCGCCGTGCGGCAGCTTCGGTGTGGTGCGCCGTGCGGCGCTAGTTCGACGGGCGCATGCCCGTGAGCTCTTCGACTGCGGGTCGGCTGATGCCGAGGCGCACGTAGAGGTCCGCCATCAGGTGGGCCTCCGCGGGCTTCTCGCAGTAGACGATCAGCGGCTCCCCGGTGCGCGCCGCATCCGCGGCGCTCGAGAAGGTCGTGATGTCGCCGGGGATCTCCCCACGACGGACGCGGTCGGCCATGGCCTCGAGGCGCTGCTGGTCGCGGCGTTGGAAGCGCAGGCCGACGCGGATTGGGGCCATTACTTCTTCTGGATGGCCTTGAGGTGGTCGTCGGGGCTCATGTCGTCGAGCCCCTTGCCGGCGCCGGCGCCGCGACCGGCGTCCGCGCCGCCCTGCGGCCGGGGCCGGCCGCTGCCGTTGCCGTTCTCGCCGGCGGCGAGCCGCGGCTTACGGTCGAGGAGGTCTGCGAGCGCCTCGGTGATCGCGTCGGTCTTGACCTTGCCCTGGTCGTCGAAGACGTCGTCCTCGTCGATGTCGCCGCGCGCGATGGCGCGCTCGATGAACACGTGCGCGTCCTCGGGGTCCTCGAACTTCACGGTCCGGGCCTTGTCGCCCTCGCCAAGCTCGATGCCCTTCGCGGCCAGGCGCAGCACCGCGCCCTCGAGACGGTCGGCCCGCCGTTCCTTCTGGGCCTCGGTGAGCGCCTCGGCGCGACCGGCGTTGCGCGCCTCGTCGATCGCCTTCTCCTGCTCGGTGCGATCGGCGTCCTCGCGCTCCTTGAGCTTGGCGCGGAGCTCCTCGGCTTCCTTGCGCGCCTTCTTGGACTCGCGCTCGTGCTTCCGCGACTGGGCCTTCCAGTCCGGCTCGCCCTTGCGCGCGGCGGGGTCCGGATCGGGGTCTGGGTCCGGGTCCGGGTCTGGGTCTGGGTCCGGATCGGGATCGGGGTCCGGATCGGGATCGGGATCCGGTGGGTCCTCATTCCGAGGGTGCCAGGCAGGGATGCCAGCGTGGAGCTCGTCCCATGCGGGCACGAGCGTCGCTGCGTGCTCGAGGATCTCGTCGAGCATCGGCAGGGTCGTCGAAGCCATGCGGCCTCTCCTCTGGTTGGGGTCGCCATGCGGCGACCGGTGTGCGGGCCGTGTCAGCGGCCGGTCTTGAAGCGCGAAATCACCTGGGTGCCGGTGGCCACGACGCCGAAGAGCTGCTCGCCGGGCTCGAGCTCGAGGCCCTCGAGGCGGTTGCCGTCGCCGACCTCCCACGGGTAGCCGGCGTGCGCACCGCTCGTAGCGACGTTTTTGTCGCCGAGGAAGACCGTGGCGGTGTGCGTCTGGATCTTGAGCGTGAACGTGACCTTCGCCCAGTCCGCGGAGGCGTTCTGGTCGCCCGTGTTCTCGGCGAGAAGGGTAGGTGTGGTGCCGACCGTGATGGTCGCGTTCTCGATGGCCATGGGGTCCTCCCTTGACGGGTCAGGCAGCCAGGTCGGCGTGGGTGGTGAAGTCGTGCGCCGGGTCGGCGAGTGTCGGGCCGAGCTCGCCGTGCTCGTGGACGGCGACACCGGCAGGTAGCGGCGTCGGGTGGGCAGGCTCAATGCGCGGGACGAGCCCGCAGCCGCAGCGGTCGTGCAGCGGCGAGGCGTCCGCGCGCTTGACGTAGGCGCCATCGACGAGCCGGCAGAACTTGCACGCGCCGGGGTCCGCCTTGCGGCGGAAGCCCTGGATCGTCGTCGGGTCCGCGTCCTGGGCGGCCTGATAGGCGCCGATGTGCGCGAGCTGCATGTCCATCTGGGCCATCGCGTCGATGCGGCTGCCGGCGGCGCTCACGGCGTGCTCCCAGGTCTGCTGGTTCTGGAGGTCACTCCAGACCGTCACGAACGGGCGGCGCCACTGCGTCTCCGGGCTCACGCCCGGCCGGACGCGGGAGACGACCCGCTCGGAGTCGAGGCCGATCGGACGGCGCCCGAGCACCGAGGCGACGAACGCGTCGACGAGCGAGACCGCGGTGCGCTGACCGACGTAGATGAGCGGCACGATGATCGCGAGCCACGGCGCGACGTCCTCCTCGTCATAGGACCGGAGGTTCTGCCAGGCGGCCACGGCTGCCGTGGCGACGCGCTGCCGCAGACGGGCCTGCGCCTCGAGGTGCGCGGCGGTGAGCGCCGCCTCCTGCTGCGCGGTGACGACCGCCATGGGCTAGGCGGCGACCGGCGCGGGCGCGGCTGGCGGGGTCTCGGCGGCGTGCAGCAGGGTGGTGAGCGCCGACGTCGCCATGTCGCTCTCGGCGCGCCGAATCTCCTCCTGGCCCATCCCGAGATACTTGTCGGCGATCACCTGGAAGGGCAGGATGTCCTTGAGCTTGGCTGCGGCATCGGCGGCCTCGGCGAGTGACCGCGACTCGCGCGGCACCCACGACAGCGTCGCGGTGGGCGGCACCTTGATCTCGACGTCGTTCATCAGGCCGGCTACGCGCAGGACCTCTTCCCAGCCGCCGCCGATCTGCGGCTTGTGGATGCCGTCGGTCTTGGCGTGCAGGCCGCCCTCGAGCGCCCGGATGGTGTCGGCCGAGATGTTCGAGAGGCCGGTGCTCTGCGGGAAGTAGTGCGCCGGTGTCTTCGTGACGTAGGCGAGCTGCGCGAGCTCGTCGAAGACGCTCAGGTTCTTCCGGTCGGCCGGTGCGAGCTGCCCGAGCTTCGCCTCGGGGTTCTCGAACTGCGCGACCTCGTCGGGCTTGGACTCGAACGGCGGGATCTCGTTGCCGTCGTCGTCGCGGAGGATCTTGTCGCCGACGACATAGCGCAGCGGGAAGCCCATCCAGAGCGCGACGACGAGACCGAGGAAGGTCAGGAGGTTGATGCGGTCGATGAGCCCCGTCGCGCGCTGGAACTCGCCGCAGGCGTACGGGAACGGCCCGGACTGCAGGCGCCGGTTCGTGGCGATCTCGACGACCGGCACGACGCCGTACGAGTTCTCGAGAGGCCACGGTTCGGGAGCGCCGTCGCGGCCGATCTCCTCACGTTGCTCCCACCACTTGCCGCCGGCCAGTACGCGCCCGGTGGCGTCGTTCTGGTCCTTGGACTCGCGGAACTTGAAGAGCGCGTCGCGTCGGTAGAGCGTGATGTGCTGCCGGCCGGTGTCGGCGTCGACCCAGCGGCGCAGCGCCGCGACGCGGTAGCCCGGCTGGTGGCGGCCCTCGATGTACATGACGACCATCTGGTCGGAGCTGTCGAGGACGATCTCGGGGACCCCATTGTCGTTGGGCCAGATCGTCGCGAACACGCGACCATCGACAAGCGCGCCGTGGTGACCGAGCTTCGACTCGGCGTCCATGGCGTTCGCCCGCCAGATCGTCCACAGCTGATCGTCGACGGTCGAGTTGCCGGTGGCGATGCCGCCGACCTCGAGCCGGTCCTGGACGGTGTCGACGACGAGCGCTGCCCATGGCGCCGTGGACATGCCCATGAGCCGCTCGTACGCCTTGGTGAGGCGCGCCGAAGCGACGGCATCGGGCACGGGTGCGGTGCCCTCGACGTACTTGTTGAGGCGCGTGGTGACCTTGCAGCGCTTGTCGAGCTCGCCGAGCAGCTTGTCGAGCAGCGGCGCGAAGTCCTTGATGTCGGGCACCGCTCACCTCCTCGGCTACCAGCGGGCGGTGGTTGTGTCGCCGGCGTCGCGCCGGCACTTGAGGCACCGGCCGCCCTCCGCGGCGCCCTTGGCGTGCAGCGAGGGATGGATCGGCTTGCCGCAGCCGACGCACGGCAGGTAGTCGTCGCGCGTGACCGGCTTGCCGTTGCCCGCGCCCTGGCCGCCGGACCACGATGCGCGGCCGTAGGTCTCCTCTTTCAAGACGCCGTCCCGGATCGCGTGGCCTCGGCCGATCCAGGCGAGGACCGCGGCCATGGCGAGGTCGATCTTGTGCGGGGACTTGGCGCTCGCCTTCCCGATGAGCCAGAGGAAGGTGCCATCGTCCTCGTCGCGCATGTTCGTCGGCCGGCGGACCGAGTTGCCGTGATGCTCGACGAGAGCGGCGTGTGCCTCGAGGCGATCGGTGGTCGGCTCGACATCGGGCTCGAGGATGAGGGGCCCGTGGGACATGACGCCGGGGCGCATGTCGGTGCGGTACTCGCGCAGCGCGATCGCCATCCGCCGGCGTGAGCTCGTCCACCACTCGATCACGCGGTCGGAGCCGTACTCGCCGGCCCAGCGGTTCATGTCGTCGCGGTAGTGCGGTGGGTCGCCGTAGAGGCGCCACACCTTCCAGGTGCTGAACGCGAAGGCGACGGCCTCGTCGACCTCGACGATTGGGACGGTCCACTCCTCGTCCTCGGGGATCTCCGGCGGGCGCTTCCACCAGTCGACGACGGCCTGGTGGCCGAGCTCGATGTCGGTGACGACGAGGCCGGTGGCGTCGTTCGTGAGCGAGCCGTCGAAGCCGAGAGTGACCGGCCGGCCGGGCGGGATCGCGATGAGCGCCTTGAGCGTCTTGTAGGCGTCGAGGTCGAAGGCTTTGTCGGCGCCGGCGACGATGCGGTTGCCGAAGAAGCGCTCGGCCTGGCCGGGGTCGCCCTTCTTCGCGAGCCGGTCGCAGTCGGACTCGATGCGGTCGATGTCGACCCACGGGGAGCCCTTATAGGCGTGGCGGAGGATCCGCCGCCGCTCGCGCTTGTTGCCCCACGAGCCCTTCGGCGGGTCGGGCCAGTCGATGTACGCGTCGTCGAGGGGAACCTCGACGAGCGTCTGCTGCACCGAGCGCTCGGTCGGGTCGTGGGCGTTGCCGGTCGCGGCCCATCGACCACCCATACCCGCGACGTTCCGCAGCAGCGTGTCGAAGAGCTTCTCGCCGCCGTTGGACTTCGTCATCGACTCGGGCTGGTCGATCTCGAGGTAAGACAGGCGGGCGCCGAGGCGGGTCGTCGCGGCGCTCGAGACGCGCTCGATGATCCCGCCGCCGGGGAGGTTCATGCGGTCGAGGCCGGTGTCGGGGATGAGCGCCCAGAGCTTGGGGCTCAGCTCGATCATCGGCTTGAGCGCGCGCCAGATGTTCTCGGTCTGGTCCTCGGCGACCGCGGCGACCTGGATGTGCGGCGTCGCCCACGGCATGCCGACGGGCTGGCCGTCGGCGTCCCAGCCGGCGAAGAGCACCGGACCGACGGCCTGCGCGGCGATGCGCGCGGAGCTGAACGGGCCCTTGCCCCACTTCTGCGACCGGACGAGGAGCGAGCCGGTGAAGACGAACGGGGCGGCGGGCCGGTCCTCGTCGTAGGTCGCGGTCGGCCACAGCCGGTACTGGCGCAGGAGGTGGAGGTACTGCTGGTCGCTGAGGGCGAACGGCCGGCCGGCGACGGCGCGGTCGGGGATGACGCAGACGTCCTGGATGAACTCGGCGACGACGTAGCCGAGCGTGGGGAAGACGTTGCACTCGACGCAGCGGCCGCGCTCGTCGCGCGTGCCCGTGGTCGTCCACTTCGTGCCGCCGCACTCCGCGCAGCGGGCCTTGGCCACGGTCAGACCGCGCGGAGCTGGCGCACCTTCGGCTCAGCCGGCTGCCGCTTCGACCCGCTCGGCGGCGTCGGCGGCGTCGGCGGCGCCGGCGCCGGCGCCGCGCTGGTGTCTTCCTCAGCGAGGATCGTCCAGCGGAGCTCGGCGAGCGCCTTCGGATTCAGCCCGAGCTTGCCGTCGAGCTCGCGCATTTCCTTCATCACGCCGACGCGGCCGCCGGCGAGGCCCTTGAGCCGGCGCACGCCGAACTCGAGGTCCGTGATCGCCGAGCGCACGCGCCGGTCGTCGCCGTCAGCGCCCACCAACTCGAGCAGGGCGTCCTCGAGGTCGTCGAACGCGGTCAGCTCGAGCGCGGCGAGGTCGTCCTCGAGCGACGCGCGGCGCGCCGCGGTATAGAGGGCGCTCGCGTCCCAGCCCGTCGCCTGCGGGGTGGTCCAGGCCCACTTCCACCATGACTTGCCGGCTTCCCCGAGGGAGTACGCGCCGGGCACGTTCGGAGGGCGGCCCTTCCGGCCGCCTGCGGGCAGGCTTGTGCGAGGGATCGTCGGGCTATTCCGACGGCGGGCGGAGCCCGTAGGGAGCGGTCCTGGCATGGCATGTCCTCTGTGCAGAGGGGCGCCGGGCGCTATGCAGCGCCCGGCCGAAGATGGGAACCCGTACGGACCTCAAGGCGCA